AAGAATGGGCTAAGTATAGTCCTAGTGTAAGTCTCAGTTGTTAGTCTTCGTTAGACCCCCCACTATATTTTTGAAGGAGGCACTACAATGGACAAACTATTAGAGGAATTAGAGAGGGCCAGTATTACGGCCTCTGTGAAGAGGGACGTTAAGGAGGGGATAATATGATTGATCTGACTAACTCCAATCTGATCCTTAGGCTGTCTCCTATAAGGGACCATGCAGTAGACGTCTATGTAGCTCAGAAGTCGACAGGTAAAAGGGGCTTTATAACCCGAGTAAACCCGAGAAAGGGCTTTGATGGCGGAGTCAGGTTCTATGATGGAGATCTTCTTTTCGAGAACGAGTACGAGGAGATCAGCTGGGATGACTTCGATAGAGACTTCATCATAGAGGATATAAGTATCGAGTATGATCCCTTATTCAAGGACGGTATATGGGAAGAGGTACCAAGAGTAGTATATCTTGATAGGAGGTGAAAGAGATGACATATTACGAGGTCCAAATGACTAGGAAAGAAGCCCTCGCCGAGGCCATCAAGATGATGAAGCTCAACGGATATACTGTCTATGCTGTTAAGCACTCCGATGGTAACCTTACTACAGAAAGAGGACTATATGTCTATGCTATTACTCCAACCAGCAACATCCTCTATATCCAGCCCAACCGCTTTGAAGGGTGGGACATAACCCTTGTCTATGTTCCTAGCCCAAAGCATGGTTCCGGTTGTAGAGATGCTCGCAGTCAACCATATCAGAACCTTTCGCTGTCAGCTCTCAGAGAGGCCGAGAAACTTAATCTAGCGATGGCTCATAAGCTTAAGGCTAAGCTGTATAAGTCTCCCGAGGACTGGAAGAAGTCTTACTGGTTCGAACTGGTAGAGCTTTAGAGAGAAAAGATCGAGAGAATGGATGAGATTGTACCTTTGGGTATGGTCTCATCCATTTCTCATAACCCCCGCCTCGATTTTCGGAACACTGGACAACTTTCTTAGAGAGGATTGACAGCAATAGCCTGTGTGGGATATAATAAAAGTACAGATAGAGAAGTACGAAAACTAATCAGGAGGTAAAAGCAATGAACAAGAATCTCTGTCTGAGTCTCGATGAAGGAGAACTCCGGCTGATGGTTAAGCTGGCAAACACAGTTGAGGAAGGAGCAGGACATGAAGTATTGGCGAGTCGACTATTACAGAACCCATAATTGGATTGATACGAAGTACATCAAAGACGAATTTGCGCAGGGGGCAATCAATAAGGCGCGGGTAAAAAATATCGTTGACGTACAGGAAACAACTGAAGAAGAATATAGAGCCGGGTTAGCCCGCCGGAAAGCTGCGGCACAGGCGAAAAAAGCCCGCCGCGCAGAACTGGAACAATAGATTATCTGACAGCCCCGGCACAAGGGGAGAAAGGCAGGAAGAATGTTAGTATAGGAAGATTGGAGGGTTTATCAATGTTAAGGTTTAACATCGGTCAAAAAATATACTACCGCGGAGACATGGCAAACAATCCCGGATGGTTTGAGATTACTGAAATCATAGAGGACGATTATTTTCGGGGTTATGTACTCAAGGAAATAGATGGGGAGGGCAGAACATTTGCAAGAGTTTTTGACTGCATGATACATGAAATTGACCGGGGGCATGGCGGAACAAGGTTTGTCACAGAAGAAGCATATAGAGAATACAGAGAAGAGCAATTGAAGAAACTTCAGGAAAGCATAGCAAGGACAGCAAAAAGATGTAACGAATGCCTTGAATGTCACCATTTCAGCAACGGATGTGATGGCAACAGCGAGCCTTGCGAAGCTTTCGAGTATGCAACACATTGAAAAGTCCCGAGGTTGCCGGGTTTATCCCGGGAATGAATAGCAACAAAGTACTTCCCAGCGGCGGGGATAAACGCCGCAGAAAGGAGGAAAAAGCCATGGATATAAGGATCGGCAATACAATCAAGGCATACAGCACCGAAGAAATACTGGAAGAGGTAAAACAGAGAGGCTCAACTACTACCATAGTAATAGACCAACCAGGCACAAGCTATTATATCAGTGTTCCAGCGCTTAATAAAGACATTAAAGGATGTATCAATGGCTTGACAAAAGACAAAGTAGTAATCACTATAACGATAATAAAATAATCCCCTTCCGCGTCGCAAGCATCCAGGGATTATAACAGCACAAGGCCGTCAGTAAAATTATACTGCTGGCGGCCTCCAAAATCAAGATTGACTGAGCAAATTGCATACATGGAGTTATTGGCGCGACGCATAAACCAACAAACACCGAGCCGGGCGGTATATCCCGGCAGGAAGTGAGGGGGAAACATCATAAATAAGTGTACGGAGGAACGAAAGATGAAAGTTAACGAGATGGTACAAATTCACAATGGAAACAATTCAGTGGGTGGCATGTTCATCTATGAGAAATTCATTGAAGGCAAAGTGATTAAGGTCAATGCAAAATCAATTAGGGTGCACATGACACACGTTAAGTGCACAACAAACGGTAAGGTTACACGCGAATATGACATGGACGAAACAGCAACATTTACGTTTTGGAAGACCATTGACAGAGAGTTCGGTAAGAACGCTGGCAAAACCGTTGACATTTATAAGAACAGCAAATACGGCATCATTGAAATCGCTCACTAATTAAGTGATAATGGGACCCGCTATAACGAATCGGATAACCCGCCTGACGATGGCCGGATGGCACCCGGCCGAAACGCCCGAAAGGGCGTCGTGGGAAGCCACATCAACAACCGACCCGCACGGTTATGCGGGAGAAAGGAGAAAGTAATATGAGGAAAATAAGACTAACACAAGACGCCTACGCTTGCGGCGGCTCCGTCCGCGCAGGTGGCAACTCAGTTTACGAACTTACCGCCTGGTATGAGGCAGCAGCAGAGGACGCAGACGGCAACAAGTATCGCGTCATATGGGAGATCAGGAACCCAGACGCAGAGGACGAGGGCGACGTCTGCGACTGGTCAAAGCCCTGGGCAATCCTAGACGAGCACTATAACAACGTCTCTGATACCGTCACGCTTGACGGTGACGAGTAACCAACACGCCGCCCCGGCACAAGGGGAGAAAGGAGCAAGACAGTGATGAAAATAGTAATGACCCGATACATTGACTGCTTCTGCGATTTCTCGCACGGAGCAAAAATAAGAACAGAAAGTGGCCGTTCTCTTGGGGCAACCTGCGACCCCAAAGAAGCCGAAAACATCATCAGGAATTACTTCGCGAATGAATTTTTCCCCGAGACGGTGTACGTGTACTTTGGCGGAGAAATAGGACAGGACGGATTATTAGGATATACTTTTAGTATCGCAGAGTGATGGCCCGCATCGGGCCGGTAATGCACAAGCCCGGTCACAAGTCCGGGCAGAAAGGAGAAAACAAATGGAACAGAGAGTTTACGGATACGTTAACGGGAAAGCGGTCTACAGCCGCGATGAATTCATATTCACATCGCGTGGCTTCGGCCCAATCGAGAACGACGACGAACTACTCGCCTTCGCCCAGAAGGTCACATGGAACTGGTACGATGCCGGATGGCATAGAACATTTACCAGCTACTACCTGAGCGATTATGCACTGAGCGAGCCTTACTGCAGCCTGACGCTGAAAGAATTTGCACGGTTGAAGGAACTTCAGAAGGAAGCAATCGCAGCGGAGAAGGCCGCAGATGACGCCCGCGAGTGGAAATATAAGGAGACGATCTATTGGGCCGACAACAGCGTCGAGGAGGTCTGGGAGGACAAGGACGGAAACATCAAAACGGTGATGGTGACAGGACCGCACGGGGACGCATGTTAAATAAATCAAGCGCAGAGTGACGCCGGGCAACCGGCGGTAATGCGAAGGAATGGGGGTCTCTGGATAGTCTAGAGGATATAGCCCCCGAGACCGCCGATAGAATATTACAGTATACTCTATTCGGTGAAGTTCGCTATTGTTAGGAGGTGTCTAGTATGATAAAGAACGAGTGTCCGCATATTCATGCCTGTGGTTATAAGGTCTATAGTTCAAGGGGTCTAACAGAATTCAGAGCCGTTGGTGAATATGGCATTATCCTATTCGACGCTGAGCTCACTGACGGTAAGCTGATTACCGTGACTAAGTCCTACTACGATAAGTCCACCGATAGACTCTATAGGACCAGAAGGGTACTTGATAAGTTCGAACCCCTGGTAGCTGAGATGGCCAAGGCTCTGGTCGAAGAGGGTTTTATCCACAATTATAATACGCGCTAGCGCTTCTCTTCGACCCCCGCCCCTACGAATTAGTGGACTCTGCTCAAATACCTATGATAGGATTGACATCATAAGTCTGGCAATGATATAATATAAGTAGAAGATCGAAGGGAGACTCAACATGATAGTCCATGAGATGACCGTAATAAATAGACTTCAGGAGGTCGTCAGATCAGAATTCGATAGAGCCTCAAGAACTGAGAGCTCTAAAGAGTTCTACAAATGCCTCCACTCTGGCCGTTATGCCGAGGAGCTAATATCTAAGGTTAAGAATAATCAGAGACTCACTCACAAAGACTACCTCTATATAAGCTCTGCCTTTGGTCCTGTTGTTTCAGCACAGTCGGCGGCTATTAGGGGCTATGTCCTAGGTACAATAATACATGAGCGAGGAGATATACCATACCTACTCCACTTCGACGAGTTTGAACTATGGACCCTGAGAACCCTCCTTCTAGAGCAAACATCTATAGTCTACGAGAAGGCTATGGAGGGCCTATCAGCTGAAGAAATCGCTAATAGCGACTTCGATACCGAGCCAACAACCAAGCCCTACTACGATCTCTACTGTATCTTCGATATGAAGGTCAATGTCAGAGAGAACTTCATAGTTTTGAGCAAGGATCAGGTTAAGCTGCTGGCTCAAGTTATTGATAAGGCATACAGACAGCTGTTCGAAGAGGACCCGAGAATTGATAACCCGACAGATAAAGACGAAGTTATCCGACACACCAAGGTGTACCTCCAGCAAGTTCTACAGTCATAGGTTCTGTGGGGTTGTCCTTAACAGCCCCTCTCCAAGGGCCTAGAGCCCTAAAACACGGGTAGTGACCTACACAAGGAGGAACGTAGTATGAACAACAACGAAGCTCTGGCCAAGAGGATTGAAGAACTCATGGCCGAAGGCAAGACCTTAGCAGAGGCTTTGGCTGAATGTAAGGTCAAGAGCGGAGGCACTAGGAAGAGAGAGAAGATTGAGGACCGAGTAGCATACATCAAGGGCCTCAATAACATTACAGAGGTTAGGAAGGCTTCCAAAGCCGCCTTCGCCAAGAGAGCCAAAGCAAAGGATACCGCCGCTGAAGACCGCTATGGTGATGAGATCAGAGCGGCAAGAGAGCGTCTCGAGGAGCTCAATGAGATGATAATGACCGCGGATGATCCGCTCGCAAAAGCTATTGAGCTCGGGGAGGATCCGTCAGGTGTAGTACAGAGAATGCTCGACACCTATAAGGGTCTCGACGACAGACTCAGCGAAGCTCTGAGGAAGATCGACATGCCGAAGAAGACAGCTAAGACCCTTATGAAAAACATCCCAGCTGACCAGATCCCCCAAGAGATCGTTGAGAAGCTGAACAAATTAGGCCCTGAGTATCTGCCTATCTACCAGCAGAGGGTCAAGCGTAATGACCAGAGATGCATTACCGTAAACAGGACTCTTAACTTCTTGACTGACCTTACGGTTAACTCCAAGAAGTATAAGAAGTCCTGAGATCTCAGGGAGGGAGGATAGGATATGTCAGTAACAGATAAATGGTATACTACCGAAGAGACCCTGGTCGAGATACCAAAAGGTAGGGACCTGATAAGGGTCGTGATTGGTAAGAAGCTCGTGAGAGACGAACCCAAAGTCTACTTGGACATCAGGACTTGGTACAGAGACGATGAAGATAAGCTCTGTCCAGGTAAGGGATTTGCTAAGCCTGTGACTAAAGAGGAGCTAATTCAGATAGCTGATGCCCTTAAAGACTTTGGGGGTAGATGGGATTGATATTCTCTCTACTACCCATAATTGCCGGAGGAATATTCATCATTATTAAGGCGGGTATAATACTCCTGACCCTTATACTCACAATCGTCGCATTGATTATGCCTGACAGAAGTAATCGTTGTAAAGGGAGTACATGGGAGGAATATAAGAGGGCCGAGAGAGAATATAGAAAGGTCCTCGGGCTTCCAGAAGAGGAAGATAAGGCTGGTAAGTGAGACACATTTACCAGCCTGTCTTACTAAAAGGAGACCCCGTATAAGCTTAAAATATCCTATAATAGACTAGGATGCGCGTTAAATTTTTTCCAAGACTACTAAGACCTGGAAATTTCCGGGGTAATAAAGGAGGGCTAAAAATGAAAACAAGATTTAATCGGGAGGTTGTAGAGAATGTCTGAACTTCAGATAAAAACTGATATCATCGGTCAGCTAAAGCTGTTCAGATCTAGCACATTCATCGATCCATATGCTTTCATTCAGGAGGCTATACAGAACTCCCAGAGGGCTAAGGCTAGTAAACTACAAGTTTTAACTGACGTACATTCCGACGGTAGCTATGAGATAACATTCATTGATGATGGAGCTGGTCTCAGTGATCCTGAGGACCTATTCACTCTTACTAAAACTGGCTGGGATAATGATACAATCGAGTCTGAGCAACCCTTCGGTATCGGCTTCTTCTCATGCATGGCCATGGCCAATAAAGTAGAGGTCGAGTCTAAGGGTAAGAAATATTCCTTCGACTACGAGGAGATAATGGCAACTGGTACTCCTTCTGTTAAGGTAGAGGATAGCTCTTTCGAGGACGGGTTCATGGTAACCCTGAAGAGCTTCGTACCTGACTTCAATATCCATACGTTCATAGTCAGGTTCAAAGAAGCTGCTAAACTTTGTCTCTCACTGAAATGCTCCATTGACGGTGAGTCCATACTCCCGGTGGACTATCTCAGACCACCAGAGACACTGAAGCATTATCGTAAAGTTCGCTTCGGCACTGTGAATGGCTGGATAGGTCCGAGTAGCTCTTCCTGGGAGGGTGCCATAAAGATCTACCATCAAGACCGGTTTGTTACCGATCTCCCTTTCCCTGGTATAATAGGGGCTCTCTCAGTAGGCTTAGCTGATCTTACACTAAGGGCTCCGGATCGTCGCTCCATCATCGAGGACCAAAAGTACCAGGACTTCAAATCCACATTACGAGAGAGCTTCGTAAAGCCTCTGCTGATAAAGATGATACAGGACCCGGAACTAAATGTGTATCAGACTGATATAGCTAATATGTATCTCTCTGTTGATGACTACGCTGATAAGCTGAGATATGTCATGATCTCTAGCCTGGACACTGTGGACAGACTCGCTAATCTTGATGAGTATGACCTCCGTCATATGACCAGAGAAGAACTCCTCGATCTTATAGAGTCTACCCCAGATCCTCAGGAGATTGAAGAGCCTGTAGATCTTATTGAGAGAACTATAGAGTTTAAACCCAGTAACAGAGCGATTAATACTGGTTCTGTCTATTCAGCTCCTCTAGCTAGCTCTTACGATAACCCCTATGTTGGTCCAGTTAAAGAGGTTAAGGCCAAGTCAAAGGCCCTGAGAACCCTTAACAATCTGGCTAAAAAGCGCGTACTATACTATGTGACCCCTAGGGATTTAGCCACTCACCGTAATATCATAGGGGAAGCGTTAAATGCGGGTATTCCCATCGTACTCGCTAGAACTGAGCTAGAGAAACGCAGCCTAGAGAGTAAGCTCAGGGCTATAAGAGTCTCTGACGTCACTTACGCCAAGAAGCTGGAGATCCGTGTAACCCCAGATAAGGCTAGCTTAAAGGCTCGTCGAGTGGGTAGACTGATCGGCTATCTTCTAAAGAAGATGGAGATAGAGAATATAGACATCAAGCTAGGAAACATCGAAGCCCGTCATAATATCCTACTATCCGGCGACGTTGTAGCTTCCACTCCGACGCGGCTGAGCATAGCTCGGGAGAATAACACCATCTACATTGACACAACTTCGGTCAACCGTTCAAGAGTTCTGAATATGTCGGATGACCGAGTTGATATAGGTGAGCTCTTCTTCTTAATGGGTCGATTCGATGAATTAAGAGAAGCTCTCACCGGCCTTATAAAGTGCGACGTATCGGATGTGGACTCCTATATAATAAAGAGTCTCGCTTCCATAGAGGCCAGTTGGATTGTCACCAATCGCATAGCACAAGAGGAGTCTCCATCCAACGAGCCTTAATTACAAAGATACCTGGAGCTGAGGGTATCGGCTCCAGGTATTAAATTAAGAGAGGATGGTTAAGTGAAACAGCGCAATTGGAGGCCCAGTAGAGTTAGGGTCTGGTTAAGGAAGTATGGGTGGGTAATAAAGATGATATGTTGTGTGTTGCTTATATTGCTTATTTTCCATAACCGCTTAGCCCCCCGCCCCTAAAGTTCAGGAACCAACACCTACAACGGTTATACTGACTCCAGAGCCAACGACACTTATGACCCCAGAGCCAACGACACTTATGACCCCAGAGCCAAGTCCCGAGGTCATCCCAGTAGAGGAGCCTGTAATAGAAGAACCTATGGTAGAGGAGCCAGAGGATCGATTATCCTGCGACCCTATTTACATAGATGACAGGCTCAGAGACATGATTGCAACTCAGATAGCGATAGAGGCTGAGGGTTGCGAATTCGAGGTAAAATGTATGATTGCCCAATGTATCTATGACAGAACAGTTCTTAAGATAGGCTCAGACGGTACTGTCGAAAGTACGTTAACCTGGCCAGGACAGTTTGATTACAGAGGCAATTATAGACTACAGCAATCGGACTATGATGCCATATCCTGGGTCTTTGATCAGGGTAATAGGGTAACAGAGGAACCTATCATATTCTTCTGTAACCCAGACCTAGTAAGCGACGCTGCAAGGGAATGGTTCTACTCCTTTAAGCTGATTACTGAAGGCGGCGGTATGGCCTTCTTCTCACACGAGCGGATTTCATAGTAAACCGAATTAGGTCCTCGATTTTTAAGCCATATAATTACAAGGGCCTAGCTTAAAACCTTCTAAAATACTTGTATGCGCGAACTTTATAAGGCATTAAAAAGGGCTCAAGCTAATTGATTTAGCTTGAGCCTTCTTTTTGTCCTCTAGGTTAGAGCTTAGATCTGAGTGAGAGCTCTAGTGTGTTGCTATCGGCTAATTTTTTAGAGTGTAGCTCCATTCGGTTTCTCATCGTTTACTCCTTATCGGGTCTGATTTTTACAAACCTAGGGAACCTAAGAGACCTGGTGCCGTTTGCATTAGTCGAGATCTCCTGGAATTTTATCTCGATTATCTTTCCAACTATAGCTGTAGGATTGTGCCACCAAAGGATCCTTTGCTCATCTGTGAGTCCCGAGCCGACACGTACCTCATTACCCTCGAAGTTACAGACGAGTCGTCCGACACAGCCTACATATTTAGTATCGGGTTCGCCTTCCTCGATGCCTATGACCCTGAGGTCAATTGTCTTAACGGGCTTAAGTTTCTGCCATGCATATGTACGTTTCTTCTCATAGGGAGCATCAGCATCCTTTATCATTATACCCTCGTAGCCTTGGTCTAGGACCTTGCGATAATAGTCGTCCATTACTCTGAGGATCTCTTCTTTTTCCCGTCCATGAGTGGAGATAAATTTGAACGGTACTAGAGATATATTCTTGACATTGTGGTATGCTAGTACGTCTGCAAGCTTTGTGGCCCGGGTTATCTGGGCCTCTTCACATACTCCAGACTCTGGAATAAGGTCGAAGGCATTTAAGATACCCTGCTTGTCTGAGGACTTTCTGAAAGCTTGGGTCTGAGTCCCTTTGAAGTCGCTGCTCATTATCTCGCCATCTACGTAGTAGCCTTTAGGTAGCTTGAGAAGCTCCTCAGAAATACTATCATAGCCTGAGATGATTTTACCGTTCCTGCTGTAGAGTAAACCAGTTGTCGTACAGCCTAGTGCTCTATAGCCGTCGAGCTTAGGCTGCAATATCATCCGGCTAGGAATACGACCTGCAAATTCCTGAGCGAGTTGGACCCCGAACTTTTCAATAAGGCCTGGTATAGCTGCATTTATAGTCTTTACCTGTATGCCTATATTCAGGTCCTTCTTTATTACTCTGGAATACCACTTGACCTCTTGTGGGCTGCAGCCTCTGATGAAGTAGATAACTTCATCTATAGCCTCATGGCCAGTAACTTGTCTTGTCTCTAGTCTGCTTAACAGCCGAGTAAAGAGTTCGAAGTTTTCTGGCCGAGATCTATAATTGACAAGTGGGTCAATTCCCTCAGGTATCTGCTTGATGTAGTAGACACGGTTGGGATCATAGGCTGCTTTCAGTAATTCGCGGAGAGCTGTATTGTCTCTTTCACGCTGTAGATAGGACTGTTTCTCGAGAGTACTCGTAGTGGACTCTATGGATTCCAGGGTTTGAAAGGCTCTTGAGATCTCTAAGTCCTGGATAGAATACTGACTCATTTATTCATACCTCCTTAGACTAATTTTATCACAACAGACTCTCTGTCGTTAATTCCCCGCCCCTAAATTTAGCGGATCCATAGAAATCTCGTCTAGCTCTGGGTGAGACGTCAACATAGAAGCCAACTGGTCACACATGTTATTGAACTCATTATCAGCATGACCCTTTACGAGTATAAACTCGACAGAGGCTAGTCGGTTAGTAGCTCTTATAAGTTGGTTCCAGAGATCCATGTTTGCTGGTCTCTTACCAGCTGAATTCTTACCGGTCTTACTCCAGGACTTATACCATTTCTGGTTCATACCATTAACTACATAGGCTGAGTCACTGAAGATTGTAACCCTGTCTTCCGGTGAACACTGGTTAAGGGCAGAGATTACAGCCATCATTTCCATTCTCTGATTTGTGGGCGTCATACCTGACAGGTCTTTACTGCTAGCATACTTGCGTACGAGGTATCCGTCAGTGTTTATCTCTACCCAGGCGTAGGCTCCTATAGCTCCAGGTCTGCCATTATTCTTAACGGAGCCATCAGTATAAAACAGTCGTTCCATTTTGTTCCTCCGATTTAACATTAAGTATCTGACTCGGGGTTATATTGATAATAGTCTTGAAGTAGCACAGGGTTCTTAAACATCATATGGGCGGTTGGATTATACTTGCAGCGTAGACAGGGCATGCTAGAAGGGTAGTTATGAGACCCCTTACAGGTCGAGCACTGGGGTATGCTCTTCTTTAGGACCCTATACAGGTCTATACCTATATAGATACCTCCTAAGAGAAGAGGCGGGAACCAGAGATACGATAATAGGAGTATCCAAGGCTTATCGGTGTATCCGAGAAGTTTAGCTGGTATTACTAAGGCTGTCAACCCAGCTAGGAGAGCTATCCAACTACGTAGCGCTTTACGCCATGTCAAGATAATGAACCCCTTTCGAGGTCTTTTTTAATCTTCAGTGCACAGGTCCGGCAATACTTAAATCGGGTCTTAATCCCAGTTGTGTCTTGTATCTCTATTTCCTGAACGTCTTTATCACCCCCACATATCATACAGACACTACCATATTTCTCGATTACTACCCGGGGACCATCAACACTAAATTCCACGAGATCGCCGTCTCGAAGATTTAGAGACATCCTCAGCTCTGAAGGTATCGAGACCCTTCCTAGCTTATCGAGCTTCCTAATGAGACCGCTCCTATTCATTATACTTATCACCCTCTATCTCAATTCCTAGTCTTAATTTATCTCGCTTGCTGAGATCGGAGAATGGTAGCTCCCTCCTCTGCCTCCTAGCTAGCTGATATTCTGATAAGAAGTCTATGCTCTTGGCTTTATTACTCTTTGTGTTTTTCAGCTCCTGCTCGAGAATTCTATCAGCCTCGAGCTCGAGCGGAGACTTACCTGAAGTCTGTGTCCTCCGACCGTACTTTTGGCACAACTCCTATCAACCCTTTCTCTCTTAAGTATCTGATTTTATTACGGATAGACTTAAGGGGCTTATTGAGCTCGATAGCTATGGATTTCTCCGAGTGACCCTTATTGTATAGCTCAACCACTCTCTGTGTCTCAGCTTGGGTGAATGACACTGTTTTCTTCGGCTGGGTATCCGTGAGTAGCTTATACAGTTTGACGAGAGCAGCAGATAAAGAATAGGATACGGACTGTTGGGATATTCCCAGTTCTTTAGAGACCTCTTGTTCAGTATAACCTTCGATTAGGCACCTACGGAGTACATATCTCTGTCTCTCCGTGAACTTTGACCCCCGCTTCTTAAAGAGTAGATCCTCGAGATCTATGACCGCTATCATGTTGTCCAGATCTTCACCAACATCGCCAGAGGCCATAGCCCCAGGAAGTGCCCTTATAGCTTTTTTTAATCGGGATATGGTCTCACGATCTGGCTTCATATTAGACCTCCGGGAGTGTTATGAATTTACGACTTGCTATGTAATCAGCAAGGTGTGTCAGCTTCTCAAGAGGGGTCTCAGGTATGGGTAGTGTAACATGACTCCTTCCCCAAGAGTCTTTATTCCAAGGTCCCATGTGGCTGTCTATAGCGCTGAGTACCTGATCGACGATTTCCTCTTGTTCTGGAGTAAATCCGAGGGTCCCTTTGAGCTCTTTCTCATAGACCCTTCTCGGCCACAGAGGATGCTCAAAAGCATAGCCATCAAAGTTGAGACCCTGCTTAAAGCTATCATGGAAAGCAAGGGCTACTCGGAGCATCTGATCTCCCAGCTCCGGAAGTTCAGAAGTAAATAAGGGATTGTCTAGGAGCTCTTCAGCGACCTTCAGGCAGCCCATGGTGTGTCTTACAAGGCCGCCTGTACCTTGAGCAAACTGGGGATGATTTTTACCTCCAGTAGAAGCAGGTACCCTGTAGAAGTAATCCGGAACTTTTTCGATGAGTGCTTCTGAAAACTTCCGTAGAGTCGGGTCTGTTACGCCTCTTAGAAGATACTCGAAGATCGACTTGTCATACATACCAGAGTCTGGTTTTACGAGCTCGGATGGAACAGGAGAAGCGTTACGAATGTGATTACGGAGCTCCGCTTTCCACTCCTCGACAGTCACCTTATAACCGCTCTTGAGTTTGTCTATCAACCAGCTAGCGGCCTTTACCGGGGTGTCATTATCTATGGAGTAGTCTTCTACAGAAGCTCCCATCACCTTACTGAGGAGAGACTTGAGATAATTTATCTGCGCTGTACTTGCCATTACATGAACTCCTTTCTGAATATCTCTATATTGAATTATACGCGAGTTTTACAAGTTTTGGTAAAGACAAATATTAAGAGAGACCCGTATAATACGGGCCTCTCGAGTTATTAATCTCGGATACCTGCTGATAGATCTGTAAGTATTTCTATCTTCGCGAGGTCTGATATGGATAGCTTTCTGGGATTCTCCGGGTCCGGTAAAGCAGGAAGATCTGCGAACCAACTCGCGTCCATGATACCAAAGGCCTCAGGCCAGCGTGAACGACAGAACATTGCTAGGGGTATAGCAATCTGTCTCATCTTCATGACGATTGTGGCCTTAGTAGAGTTAGGAAGTACGGCTCTCGCCTGCTGGGGGGAACAGCCGAGATCCTTAATCAGCGTATTATAGTAGTACTCTATCTCCGCCATAGCCTCCATCCAGGTATTGAGCTCCTTAGTCCCCTCTCTAAAGAAGAAGGGTCTAACAAAGGCTATGCCTCCCTCGAACTTGTGTTCTTTGGTATAGTTACAATACCTTGTACTCTCCTGTGCAAAGCTTGCCATTCTGTGTCTGACAAGCTCATGAGTGACCCCTCGATCTGTGGTAACGGCGAAGGTGAGATCCTGGAACTCGATCATTGCATGATGCCCAGTAGCGACTATCTTATCTCGGATAAACGGTCCTGCGGATCCCTCTTTTATATAGCTCTCAGACTTGTAAGGTACCCTCGCCACGGTCTCAAGGAATTTTATAGCATAGTCGTTATCAAGTACTGTCTGACTTGGGAGTATGGTTATCTTAGGCTCTACTATTCTCATCAGTCTTGCTCCTTTCACCTGTCTTAGGTCCTATGGCTTCTTCTCCGAGGTATAATCTCGTACCCAACTCGATGGCTCTCTTAGAGAGCTCATAAAGGGCTATGGGTTTAGGGGCTACTTTTCTGTACTCTAAGTCTAACTGACTCAGAGTAAGATAGGGGTCCTTAATAATGGGGTCCTTCTGGTTGGGTTCTCTAGAAGGATACCTACTGGACTCACTTTCCAGGGAGGGCGACATTTATGATTACCTCCTTAAAATTAAGTTAGTTTAAGTTTAAAGGCCCATTTTAAGCACGCGCTTTTTAGTGTACGTGAATTTTTAAAAGGGGCCCTTATAAATTACATGCCTTAAAAATTAGTGACCTAATTCTATTTTACATTACCCACAATATCCAGACCTACAGCCAGAGGCCTTATTTAGTTCTTCCAAAGAGATTATTGGACCGTCCACCTCAATCTTAGGGAGGAATACAGTTTTATCCTGCAGACTCGATACTCGCTCGTTAAGTTTGTTGAGAAGATCATCCCACTCTTCCTGCCTGTAGAGTGCTAGGAATTGCTCGAGCTGTCTGGCTATAGCGTCTGAGCAGCTTTGGACCCTGCACTTATTATTGGCTATTGCTCTAGAGCACTTGACAGACTTAAGCTGGTCTATGATCTCCTGAATGGGAATATTATGTCTCGCTCCGCTAGAGATGAGTCTAGAGATAGTCTGTATGTTAGCTGTGCAGCCACCGTCTGAGCCAGCAGTAGCGAAGACTTCTCGGATCCTTCCCTTATACGGGTTAATAGTGACCCAGATCTTACCACATCCAGATTGGATCTTTGTTGTAAGCCCGATTAGTAGCTCGGGTCTTGTCCCAGCATCGAGGGTCTCAACCTTCTCAGTAGTAAGGACTCCTGTAAGAGAGCCGTCACGATAGATAGTTATACCTTTGCAACCCATTGACCAGGCTCTGATAATAATATCCTTAACTGCAGATACCTCAGTCTCCTGAGGTATGTTAACAGTCTTGGATATTGAGTTGTCCACGTAGGGCTGAAGAGCCGCTTGCATTGCTACGTGGTCCTTCGGATCGATTTCTCTGGCTGTTATAAATAATCTTTGCCACTTTGCAGGTATCTCGTCTACCCCTGTAGCCCGTCCTCTATTTTTTGCAACCTTCTCTATAACTTCCTCAGTGAGCCAGCCCTCTTGCTCACCGATCTCTCTAAAGAGCGGGTTTACCATGTTCTTTATTTGACCTAGGATGTTTCTCTTATAGACAAGAGCGAAGATAGGTTCACAACCCGAGGATACAGCATCGAGTATCATACTGATTGTTCCTGTAGGTGCTATGCAGGTTCTTGTGAGATTACGAACCTTTATACCATCGACACAGTACTTTGACTCGTACCATCCTTCGGGTACTCCGCGGGACTCGGCAAGCTTGGTTGAAGTCTCAAAGGCGACGTCATTGATGTACTTCATGACCTCAGAAGCTTTCTCTGTGGCCTCCGGAGTATCATAGGCGAGTCCTAACTTAATGAGCATACCCTGGAGCCCCATTATTCCTAGACCAAGTTTTCTTGTGTACTTTACCTTCTTCTCGATCTCAGGTAGGGGATAAGAGCTTACTTCAATGGCATCGTCCATGAACCTTATAGCATTCGCTACAATTCTTCCGAGTTCTATCCAGTCCACAGTTGGCTCGTCATCTCCATTCTGGACTACGAACTCGGATAGATTTATACTGGTGAGATTACAGGCTTCGTGATCCTCGAGTGGAATCTCGCCACATGGGTTGGTAGTTCTGATAATATGATGATCCCCGAGCATGGGGTTAGCTCTGTTTATGGCATCGACGAATAGTACTCCAGGATCTCCACAGGCCCAGCTATTACTGACCATCAGATTGAAGACCTCTCGGGCGTCAAGCTTGCCAGTGTCCTTACCAACCAGATTAGTAGGCTCTCCGCTACCGTCTCTTACGTGATAGGTAGGATCGGGATCTTCCCCTGTGACCTTTCTCATGAACCAGTCGGGTATCTGTATAGAGAGATTGAAGTTCTGGAATTTTTTCTTATCTACCTTTGCGTTTATGAAGTCGATTATTTCGGGGTGGTCTATGCGGAGGGATCCAAGATTAGCGCTTCTGCGTTTACCTCCCTGCTTTATCACTTCAGCTTCGCAGTCGAACAACTGCATGAAGCTAAGTACACCGGAAGCCTTACCCCCAGTCGAGCTTACAGGGGTTCCTCTTCCTCTTATCTTACTCAGATCAAATCCAGTACCACCACCCATCTTATGAATAAGAGCAGCATCGTGGAGAGACTGGAAGATGCTAGAGATGCTGTCATCTATGCCAAGAACGAAGCAGGCGAACAACATGGGGTTCTGGGTACCAGCGTTCATCAAGAATGGGGTACTAGGAATCCACTTCTTGGTGAGTATGGCCTCTCTCATCTCTTTCTTGAAGGCCTTAATCTCCCTGGCCGGAGTACCGAACTTTACCTCCGCCCCTACGACAAAGTCGACTACTCTGTCCACGAGTCTTGTAAAGTCGCCCTTATCAGAGGGTTGGAAGTATTGATTGTCTAATACTTCTTTAATGTAGTCTGGGGTCTTGAACATACTGCGCTCTCTCCTTATTATAAAGTTCTATGTAGTTGTCCAGATAGGTTATCGCTAATGGAGTACTACCGTCTTTATAACTTATCTGAACCATAGGAAATGCTCCACTAATTAAAGCTCTATATAAAGAGGTGTCTAGGGCTGAGAGGCTTATGGATTTAGATTTCAGATAGTCGTCCCAAAGGGAGGAGTCCTCACTGACAGGAATTGAAGCTCCTAAGCTTATTAGTTGCTTTAACTCAGTCAAGACATAGTCCTCGCCTACCCCGGGGTCTATTACTATAGCCCAATAAGGTTTACCCATTGAGAAGGCCTGCTGTCGAACCTTCTTAATCCATTCTTTATCGAAGTGTAGAGTCCCGGGTTTAGCATACCCGGTTTTTGTCTCTACGAAGAGATCTGGGCCACCGAGATCGCCTCGGTGGCCAGCTACTGCGCCTGAGTTAGCCCTTATCCGGAGCCCAGTTTTCTTGGAGACTCTCTTATCTTGTCTCTGGGCTATCTTTTTCATAGAGCTCATTAGGACTGCTCCTTAGTATGGATTTCTACGAGGGTCATGAGAGCGTAGTTTGCGAGGTCTCTCAATGTATCAGTTACCGACTCATCAACCTGAGGTGCAGCTCCACCGACGAGGAGAGTCTCTATACGGTTTAGTTTCTCCTGCATCTTGTCGAGAGCGTACACGTAGCCTCGCTTCTGGATCATTTTACCGAAGGCATCTCCATAGTCTGTGTTCTTACGACGGTATAAGATCTTCAGACCATCGCAGAGATCACTGTGGTATCTGTATTTTTTCTCGAGTTTGTCTTCCATATTATTTACCTCCTAGTATTAAATCTCTTATATGAGTCTTCAAAGCTGCATAGACCTCTCGATGTTCTAGCAGCCATTGAGCCTGTTGTGCACGCCCCTGACCCATCTGCTCCCCGTTGTAGTATCCCCATGTGCCTGATAGCTCAATTAGTCCATATTTTTCAGCGAACTGTAGTACATCGAACAATGGGTTAAATCCAGAGGTGAAGTACAAGCTAGCTGTACTCTCTCGATAAGGGAACCGACACTTATTCTTAGCATTGATTAGTCGGATCTCCTTACCTATTTTAACGGCATCTTTACCTGGAGAGTCAAGAATATAATCACCGTCTCGAGTATAGGTTATTATGCTTGAGTTGTGGGCTAGAGACTTACCTCCCGGTATCCTCTCAGTGTGGAACCTAGCTCCGATAACATCTCTCGGTTGATTAATCAGGATAAGATTGGTACCACTGTTGGCGAGTATACCAGGACCTATTATTTTGTCAAAGAATTGAGAGAGCACTGCAGCATTACCACCGTAGTGCTTATCCTCCATACTATCTTCAAGAGTAGCCCTTGGGCAGAGAGCCGTAACGGAGTCTAGAGCAATGACATCTATATTACCTAGCTTAAGCATATCTATTACTACGTCCAGGGTGGTCTCCGCTGAGTCGTAATTCTCTGGGACATAGAGTAACAGACTGTCTAGGTCTACTCCTAGCTTAGCTGCCCAGAGTTTGTCAAGACTGTGCTCAACATCCACATAAGCAGCTACTAGACCGTTTCTCTGAGCCTCTGCTATCCGTCTCAGGACTATAGAGGTTTTACCTGTACTCTTAGCTCCGACGATTTGTTCTACTCGCCCTCTGGGTCCACCGCCTCCGTTCACCCAGTCGAGAGCTAGGATCCCTGTTGGTATCCATTCAATAGAGGGTAGCTCAGAGGCCGGCTTTAAGAAGGGGATATTCTTCTTATATTTCTTTGCGAGTCTAGCATTCAGAGCATCTAATGCCTCCTTAGCCTGCTCAGTCATTTAATTCAACCTCCCCTAGAAATCATCGCCCTCTGGCTCTAAGTCCGCTGTATCTGCTAGCTCTTCTGGTATTAAGCTATCATCGAGGTCTTTTCTAAATACCTCTCTAGCTACTATTCTAGAGGTTAAGATTTTCTTGATAGCCTCTAGAACTCTATTAGCTGCCTTAATCTTTGCAGCTAGGGAATTATAGGCCCTCTGAAAGAGTGCCTCCACTTGTTTCTCCTCCCAGACATGCTCCTCCGCTTGAGCCTTCTTGTCGGGGATGGTGCCTTCCTGTATTTTCTTATAGACTTCAGCGAACTTCTGCTCCCTGGCCATACGAGCCATATCAGACTGTCCTCCAAGTATACCAAGTCCCTCAGCTGCCTTATACATAGCATGGGCGAGAGCTAAGCAACGCATCTCGAGCTGAAGATCCCCGTAGTTTGTAATTCTACCAGCTCTGATATCTCGGACTAACATATCCATGCTGTCGGACAGACTATCGAGGTCAGCGGAGTAAGGTGAGACAAGACCTTCTATTATCTCGTTATAGAAGCTGGCGTCTTCTCTTATCTCTTCGACCCGCCCCTTTATTTTATTAGCTCGCTCCTGTCGTTCCTGCGATTTTAGTGCCTCTTTGATACTCAAAGTCGAGTCTACCTCCTTGAGATTTGACATAAGGTATAAAAGCGAGGGCTAGACCAAGAGCGTCCGTCCCGTCGAGTTTATAGCTTCTGACTCGTCCTTTCTTCTCCCCAGTTTTATAGGTTTCTACCTTTACCAGGTTCTCGTAGGGTATAGAGAATAGCTCTGCAATCTTCGTAGCTACTTCTTCCTTTGTGGACCAGCCATAGCCAGTTACTAGCTTTTTCATCGTACTAGGTGGGATCTCTTTAAAGGGATACCCAGCAGTCATCAGGATGTACTTGATGATACCGACTAGCTCCGTTAGGGCCTGAGTAGCCTTGAAGCCCCTATTGTCCTTAGGAGCTTCCAAGGCTACCATATCAGGCTTTAGTTCTGCTAACAAATCTCTTACACTGTTTCCCATATACCTGAGGGTATCTGGATAGTTGAGACCCTTCGGTTTCTCTAGATAGCCATGTGCTATATACTCATAGTCGAGTTGGCCATCGATAAGCTCGGCTCTTATGAGTCCCCAACCAGTACAAGCCGTCGAATGGTCTATACCCAATATCCTCATAAGCTACCCCTAAGCTATCTCAGCTAATGGATTCAGATTTGACTTACAGGCCTTTGTGTAATCGCAATATTTGCAGGCAGTACACTTAACAGCTTCTGGAAGAGTCTTAGAGTCTACGTGTTTCTTAGCGGTTCTCATTTTCTCCTTGGCACGCTCTTTCATCTCTTCGGTTATCGTTATTCTATAAGCCTTGATGGTCATATAGTTTCTATCTACGTAGAGAAAAATAACCTCGTCCATATCGAGGCCGATAGAATAATAAGTGGCCTGCTCTATATGCTGGTCATCCGGTGCTATTCTCTTCATCCATTTAAAATGATCCTCCGATTTTATCTCAATCAGGATACTACGGTTCTTAAAAAGTATAGCACCGTCGAACATGAATGAGAGGTTCCACTCGTCATTTATACAGTGGCACTCATATGGGTTATCGGTAGAATGAGTTGTCTCTGCTACCCTTGTAGGTATACCCCGCTCTGCAGCTAGAGCGACAACAGCTCTGGGCTCCTTGAATATAATACCTTGATTGGATCCTTGAAACATAGCCTCCTGTATCAGAGAATGGATAAAGGTTCCGACCTTCTGTATCATTATCAGCTTCGGGTCGGTAGTTGTTACTGCATTAGCAGGAGCTCCGGTTAATATGTAGTACATCTGCCTCAGGCACATTGTCTTAGAAGGCTTTATGTTCTGCTTTGTCCTTTGGCTAGGAGGGTTGTTCACCCTTATAGAGTCGAATATAGCCTCTACTAGAGAATTCTCAATATCCTGCTGCTTGGTCTGCTTGTTAATCAATCCGGCTAAGCCCATCTATTTCGCCTCCTGGCATTATAACTTTTATCAGCTCAATCCCGGCAGATAATAGAAGATCTTTACCGAGATTATTGCCATAATCCTCTATATAGAATATCCGTCTAAAATATCTCCTTTTGAGTATCTCTATACAGCAGTCTATACAGGGAAACAGGGTCACATATAGATATCTATTCAATATAGAGTCTGGTGGAACCAGGTTGTCTGAAGCTTCCAGAGCCATGACCTCTGCGTGTTCTCCGTTACAGGGTTTCTCAGTACCAGGTTCCATGCCTTTATGAGAACAGTGGTCTCCATGAAGACATCCACTGCCATTAAATCCAGAGGTTACTATAAGGTCTTCAGTAACTCTCACCACTGCACCTACATGCCTGCGAGAGCACTCACTCTCTTTCGCACTCTTTACAGCATAGGCTAGCAGCTTTTGGTCTAGAGGATCGAGAGTCTCAAAGGAGACAGTCTGGAGACCCATTATTCGCGGCCTCCAGACATATAATAGTGGGCACTTCCGATATGCACCACCAGCTCCTCTTCAACAGGACCCTCCTCGGGCTTTATATACTCGGTATTCATCCTACGGAGTATCTTAGCAAGAGCCATCAGATCCATGGGAAGTAGGCTTACAACATCTGAACTTCTCATATAGACTATAAGCTTAGTCTTATTACCCCTCTTGATATACTGAGCTAAGCTTATACAGTCATTGCTGAAGACTACGGTCTTACGATTTTCGAGGGGAGCCTTAAAGAAGTATGCTAGCTCCTTGACCTTGTGGAGCAGGCTGTACTCCAGCTGCTTATAGTGGTACTCCTCGTCGCGGTACTTACGTCGATAGTATTTACCGTAATAGTCCACTACACCATCTTCTACCTCGTCTAGGTATACGGACCTATGCTTGTTGGCGAAATGGTCAAACCAAGCTGTGTGGATATGTAAGGTTACATCCACAAGCTCCTTCGTAGTCTCGTGTGTCTCTCCTTCTAGGTCTATCTTATCCTTGAGCTCCTTGCAGGCATTCAGTATTGGATTCATTATGTACTCGGGTTTATTCAGATCCAGCATCGTAAGTCCTCTCCTCTGTAAGCTTTGACAAAGTTGACTATCTGGTTTACAACTTGCTGTGGGTCTCCTCTTGAGGTATCGATTATCAGCTTATGGGCTATGTTAGACCACTGTATGTAGTCTCTGAAGAGTCTGTCGATTTTCAGATAGTTTTCGAGGGCTCTCTCCTTGTCAATACCCTGTTCCTCCTTACAGATCCTAACTCTCTGAGTGTCAGGATCTGTTACCAGCAGGATCAGGTACACATCGAATATTTTGAGGAGCTCAGTCTCTGCCTCGCGATACTTGTTCAGATCACTCTCCCTGCCATAGAACTGGTCGTAGACAATATTGGAGCCGATAAAGCGATCTATGACCAAGGGCTGATAGTCGGTTGATCTTCTTAGTAATTGATATACTGTAGACTTCCCTACCTTGTCCCCGCCCTCTAATATTAGAAGGATTGGCTTGGGGGTCTCAATAGCGTACGAACTCATAGTCTAGTATCTCCCTTAAGTCTTTTATTCTGTAGACTCCGTTTTCAAGGTAGCCTTGATTGTACTGGTTATCGACTAGGAAAGCTTTATAATTCCATCTCGCTACCGAGTTGGCATAATAGCGGTGGTCGTCAACCAGGAAGCGAAGATTCGGCGCCTTGGTGAGAACTTCGACATACTTATTCTTACCGAAGATTATACCGTCGTAGGGGAGCTTGTTCTTGGAGAGCCAGTCCGTCGTTTGCTTGAACAGACTCTTATGCTCTTCGAAGGGCCTGGAGGTTATGATAAGTATTGTGTATCCCATATGTTTGAGCTCTTTAAGGGTCTCTTTAGCCCCCGCCCTTACTTTTAGATTTGCCTTAACTCCCGACTCTCTATACTCATACTTGAGGTCCCTATATAATTGGTATGGGATGTTCCTCTTCGCGTCATTAAGATCCCGATACTTCTCTGCGGAGTTCCGGTTTATAAACTCTACCCAGGGGTCCGGGTAGTAGTTTAGTACCCCATCGACATCAAAAGCGCAGATTTTCTGGTCCTGCTCATCCTCCCATCGATTTTGCATATTCATCAGCCTCCCTGATTATGTCGTTTATCTTTATAGAGTGCTGCCATCTTGCGAACCTGCCACAGAGCTTAAGCCTATTCCCGTAATGGTCTGGATCGTCGAGTCCGAGCTCCAGGACGTTGTGGTTATATCTTAACTGACAGAACCTTATGACATCTAACTCTAGAGCTTCTACAGGCAACTGATGGATATAACCCCAAGCGATCTCAGCGACGTCACTTCTGAATTCTATACAGTACTCATTATTCCCTATCCGAGTGATCCTGTTTATTGGCGTATTGATACCTGTACAGTAGAGATAATCATAGCCTCTGGTTAGATCCACCTCAGTATACACTCTTACGAATTCGGTGTCATAGGCAGACAGATCGAGCTCGGCTAGATTTTTATGAGGCTTGACTATATTACCCCGATCATCCTGTGTTAAGTAGAAGATGTCCCTCAGGTCCTGCCTTATAAGCTTCGACAGAGTTCTAAGATTAATAGTAGAGATCCCATCATAGACGGGTAGACAAGCCTTTGACCCATTGCCGAGATATATATCGACTTTATTCTCAGAGAAGTCAATACTATCCACATATCCATTGGTGTAGTCAACTCTTCTTATGAGGTTATCCACAAGCTCTATCTCGTTAATGTCCCAGCCTATGATTGTTGTGTTACCTCCGCTCATAACACTGGGGGGTACATCAGCTTCTCTACCCCTAGTCTTAAGATAGTAATTGGCCCTCTCTTCCTCGGTAGCTGTACCGGTCACCAATCCGTCGTCATTCAGATAGCCTACGGTAAAAGCCCTTGGCTTAGCCTTAATACCGAGGCTCTTTAGTAGCGATATAGAAGCTTCATCAACTTCGAGTATCCTAGGACCTTTTGTAAACCCCCTCATCTGGCCCCCGATATAGAGACCATATACTGGGCTATTTAATTTATAGCCCAGTATCAGTCCACTTATTCCTGCTCCTAGTATGTACATGATAGACCCCCTATATGGAAGTATTAGTCAGCTTCGAACAACGCCTTATCGGATGGAGCTAAGCTCTCGTATGTATCAAAGGTAGGCCATTCATGCGGCCCATAGACTTTGATACCGAGCTGCTCTTCGAGAAGCTTAGGATCTGTGCAGGTCTCATTGAACTCTGCGTATTCATTCGAGTCTGGGCAGGGATTGCGACCACACTCTTTGAAGAGACATCCGAACATCTCGGACAGAGTATAGGCTCTGTGATACTGACATCTACCAGCGTTGTCACAGCCGGGTTTAAGATATGAACCTAGGAGCGGGAACTTCTCGAATACTCGCTCCCGGTAGAGCCAAGCCGTCGCCACGGTGTCTTCCATTTCACAGAATTTCATTCGGTTAGCACAGACGCCAAGAAGGGCATTAAAGTTATAGCATACGGAGAAGCCATAGACAACATAGAGCGGGAGTACTGATCTCGCTGCCTGCCAAGAAGCCTTACCAACATCTACGATATCCGCGTAGACCTTTTTCACTTTTTCCATAGTGTCTACTATGGATCTGAAATTACTATACTTGGCCAGGACCTTCTTATCCATATCTGTGAAGCCCTCAGGATCTTCAAAACCAAGATCCATAGCGTGCTTCATCTCAGCCTCGGTCGGCCAGAGGGCATTAGGTATGCGTATGTCACAGGCTTTCCAGTTATTATCCCTCATACCCTTTGCTGAGAATACAGCACCGATACGGGTACGTGCCAACTGGTCAAATGCGGCTCTTGACAGACCCTCTACTGCAAAGGTGAAGCTTACGGCCTCGAGAGCTAGAGGGAGTGCCTGTCTCTGAAGAACCGCTTTGATGACTTCAAACCTCATCTCAGGCGAGGTCTCGGACCACTTATTTATCCTGTCCCCCCAGCAGGATGTGGCAAGAACGTACATGGCCTTATAAGGGTTTGTCGGATAGTCTATGAGTTCAACAGTGATGCCCTCGACCCCTCTTTTGAACTCGGTCTTAAGCTCAGGAGACTGCGTAGGAAGGGTTCCCATCACCCTTCTCAGTTCTTCAATTTTGGTCTTCACGTCAGACATTTATGAACCTCCTATTCAAAGATATGCATGGATCCAACCATGAATTGTACAAAACCGGGTTCAACTCCGACTCCCTGAGCAATCTCTTCAAGGAGTCGGGTCGATGTGTAGATGTCGTTACCGAGACACTTGGTAACTTCTAGACTTCTCATCAGGTAAAGCATGTTGAGCTTACCGTTCCTTAAGAGGAAGTGGTATCCGAGACTACAGGGTACTCTTTCTTGTTCCAGAGCAGTTATGTCGCTTATCGGATCCCAGATGCTTAGGTAAGCTTGTCTCGTCTCCGGATGAGTCTTAAGGATATCGACTATAGAGTCGATCTGGTAGTACATACGTTCTGAGTAGGTGTATCTCAATGTACCATCAGGAAGTAGATAGTTCTTAAGTACCCCAACTTCATCGAACTGGACGGCTTTTCCGGGGTTAACAGGATGTGCTGAGAGTCTATCCTGAAGGTCGGTCTCTGCGAATACGACGCTCAATCCATTCTCAGCCATCATCTCCGCTCGGTCTTCCCACTTATATATTCTGAAGCTTTGACCCAGATCCTCTCGGCATATACGCTTACGGCCGGTAGAGTTGCCTGCGCTAAGTTCCACAGGGGGTAGCTTCTTCAGATGTTCTACCAATGTCGGTATTACTGATCTGGTGTGATGAAACTCGAACATACGTCCTCCTTAATATCCATTAGCTTGACGACGGAAGTTTTCTTCGTTCTTGCTCATATAGTAGTTGAATATATCCTGTTTGGAGAGTCTCAGGATTTCAAAACCCTGACGAAGAGTACTCGAGAGGGCGGGGATCATAAAGGTAACATCAGGGAACTTTATAACGTCGCCGATCCCTAGTATCATTCGCTTCACCCACTCCTTTAGCTTTAGAGTGAGCTCCTCGTCTGAAAGAGGCGGAAGCTGGAGGACCGCTTCGTTAGGCTCTATCATCATAGGCTCGGGGGCTAGTCCAGCGACCTGATATAGATTGACTAGGAAGTGAAGGATATCTATCATCTCAAAGGCTATCTCCGATCTCTTAATCGGTTCCGCGTCTCGATATGACCTCCAGTGCTTCCAGTTGGTCCAATTAAGAACCTCGGAGACTTCGTCCATCAGACAGATACAGAGTTCTTCTACCCACTGAACCATAAGGTCGTAGTTTCCGTACTCAGCCCGCTCCCTTATTTTATCAAAGGGAATAAACTTACCAGCAAACTTTCTCTGGTACTCGAAGATAGTATGTATCGCTGTGTCTGGGTTATAGGGATGCTCTCTAAGCATATCTCCCATTATCTTCTGGTCACTCATTCTTATTTGCGTCCTCCTTAACATTGCCAACAATATCATCGATTATCTCGGGGAGGTTGTGGGCTAGGTAGTCGGTAACTGCGAGATAGCCCCATCGGCTCTCAGCCTCAGAGAAGCCTCTCTGTCTTGTCCTACAGGGGGCTACGTGGGTCACGTTGCCGTTCCCGTCATGGAATACGGATATACACCAGCCGAATACAAACAGCACGGTATTCACCAGCCATAAGAGCCCGGTCTCCACAAATTCGTTCCAGTTTTTCTCGATCACAGTGCTTAGCCTCCAATTATTGGTTATAACTGATTATATGCGGACTTGATAACTTTCGTTAATCGGTCCGCATACTAATCATACAGTCTTTTATTCAATTCTCCCTAGTCTAGAGACTCGAGTTTCAGCTGCTCAATTTCTCGAATACTGATGCCGTGTATTCCAGGGCTTTCGTCATGGTCTGTTGGTCTATAGTGTGCTTTAGGATGAGAGGGATACATGAACTCAATCATGAGAAAGTTGGCGGCATCGGCTAGGAACTCAGTATTGCCTGTATCCTGATATTTCTCGATACGTTTGAGTGCTGACTTTATTTCATCTACACCCTTACCTGCATTCTTGGCTACTGGTCCATAGATGTAGTAGGACATAACCATCATCTTCTTACGGATCTCGTCGAACCTCTCTGAGTACTCCGTCGCTAGGATCTCTTCGAAAGTTTTCTTCTCATCCATCCCGTCACCTCAGGAAGATTTTTCAGCCGTTCTTATTATCTCAAGGAGATCGTCTTCTGTTATAGGCTCTCCGTTGAATATGAACTGCCATTGTTCGTTCTTACGCTTCAGCTGAGCACTTGGTCCATTCCACTGACCGGTTATATAGATCTCGGCGTCAACCTTAAGGGGTACTTTTAACTTAGCACATTCAAGCATGTCCTCAACAAGGAGCTTAGCAGCCTGAGTGGCAGTTTCCTTCTTGGCTGAGCCTATAAGTTCGTCGTGCACTGTAAGGAGTAGGTGAAAGCCTATCTCTTTGAGCCTTGGGTCGTAGCCTACTAGGATGATTGCTATCTTCATCATGTCTGCTGCTCCACCCTGGATCTTCGAGTTAAAGATCTGACGCTCAACCTTTCTGCGTATCCATTTCTCTTCAGCCCAGATATCTGGAAGTCTTCTCTTTCTACCCCATTCGGTCTCTATATAACCATTCTTCTGACAGAACTTCTTGCACTCATCCATGGCCTGCTTCAGTTTGGGGAAGGCTCCGTAGAACATGTTCAGGATTTCGTTTGCGTCTGCCTCACTAATCTTAAGTCTAGAGGATAGTCCGTAAGATGTCATACCATAGTTCATGCCAAGCCACAGAGTCTTCATCGTCTTTCTATATATGGTACCGTCGTAGCAGTCTTCTGGAGCGAGGGGCTTGCTCTCAAAGTATCCAGTTTCATTATCTAGATAAACGAAGCCATCGTGATATAGCTGCTGCTTAAACGGTACCATACCCTTTACCGGGTCGTTATAATCGAACTGAGCGTAGGCAGCTCTCTTATCAGATATTCTTTCGTTAAGCTCTTCACACATTCTATTGGCTAGGAGTGTAAAGACCCTCGCTGCTAGTGTGGAATACAGGTCTTTATTTTCTATGTAGGCCTGTATCATGTGCTCGTCTCCACAGGTATGAGCTGTGAGTCTGGGCTCTATCTGGCTATAGTCTCCCCCTATCAAGACTTCATCCGGATCACCCGTGAACATCATTCTCATACGACCGAACTTAGCGGGGATGTTCTGGAGATTAGGCTTTGAACTGGAGTATCGTCCGGTTCTAGCTCCCGACTGATTAAACTGTGCATGGACCTTACCCGTCTTATCATTGATAACATCAGGAGCTCCGTCAATATAGGTGGAGATAAGTTTTTCGGTCTTCTTATAGTCTAGAAGATCTTCCGCTATCTCGTATCCAAATTCGGCGAGTTCCTGAAGTACAGAGGCCTTTGTGCTACCTTCCTGGAGGTCCGGCAATCCAAGGTCCTTGAAGAGAGCCTTAGATACTTGGGCTGGGCTGTTAAAGTTTATATTGCCTAAAGTTGCGACGAGCTTCTTACGCGCCCCCTCCCTCTTTTCATTTAGCTCTTGACCTAGTTTGTAGGCAAAGTCCATATCGAGGTTTATACCCCTCTTACGCATATTCACCAGAACCTTTATCTGTGGGAACTCTATCGTATAGAGAAGACTATCGAGATTACCCGTGGTGTCTATGTAAGGTCTTTGGAATTCTTCCAGCTTCCTGGTCATGTGACCGTCCTTACAGCCGTAGCAAGTAGCCACTTTCTTTGGGACCCTGTAGAACTTTATCTTACCGAATTGTTCCTCGTAGGTCTCAACTGAGAGCTCCTTTATATCAGGGTCAGTTTCTTGGTTATGGAGATATTTTTTATAAAGGTCCTTCAACTTGTGGGAGGGCTCATTCTCCTGGAGAACATGAGCAGCTACACTACCATCCCAGCCACCGTCCCATACGTCTACACCCTTTCTCCACTTAGGCATTACCATCTTACCAACCTCAGGATCATAGTACGGTAGGAACCTCGGAGGAACTATATTCGGAATGTCGATACCGAGGGAGTTATAGAGCATGATGTCGTCAAAGTATAGATTGAACCATACAGTTCTTATTTCCGGATCCTCGAGCACGGGCTTTATCTTTGACACCACATAATCCTTTGGCAGCAGGTCTGGTAACGGGTTACCATCTCGGTCTTCATGATAGAGGGGTACTATAATATTATATCGACGCTCCGGATCATACGGGGTCAAGATAATATGAGTCACCTTATCTACGAAGGGATCGAGTCCTGTTGTCTCTGTGTCTACCGCTACCTTCTTATATCTCTTGATAAGGTCTATAACAATGTCCAGGATCTCCGGGTTATTCTTATCTACCCAGTAGAAGTTCCTAGGAACTACAATAGAGTGCTCCAGCTCGTAGAGTTCTTCAATAGTCTTACTCTGCTTTGGAGCACTCTTAGGCTTAGTCGCTATTTTCTCTTTGATGGCCTTTGCATCCGTTGTTCTACGAGGAGCACCCAGCGTAGACTTATTAGGGTCTCCGTAGGTCTCTATATACTGCTGAAGGGTTATTCCATGTGCACTTAGATGGTTTGCGTTGAGCATCTTTAGCTCCTTGCCACATATCTGACAAGTAGGCATTAAGATTGTTCCTCCTCCCTGAAGATATAATAAATGCGACCTCTGGTCGCCGTCACCCCGAGTCCGATATCAGTCGGTGGTCAAACTTATATAGCCTCGGACTGGCCCCACAACCTTGGCAGCACTGCATCGGTTGCAGATCCTTCTAGATTTGCATCTAATGCCTAGGAGAGATGGTGCTGGTAACAGGACTCGAACCTGCAGCTTACGGATCCTAAATCCGTTGCGTATGCCCATTCCGCCATACCAGCATAGGAGGAGTGTGGGGTTGAGTCTCTCTGGGCCCTATTAACCCGACCTCCTGGTTATCAATCCTAGGCCCAATCTTCTAGAGACTTAAGAGAAGGAGGCTCTACCCAGTATCTCATCATTGAAGATCGGACCCAAGATTGGTAACCAGTAGGTTACCAACGAGGGGTCATAAGGGGTTAGAAGCCGGGTCCGTTACGCTTGGATGCGGCTGCCTCTCTACGAGAGATCTTGTCCGGCCCGTTGCTTTCAACATAGTTTTCCATCTGCTCCTTGGTCCACTGGAGGACGAAGCGACCGAGAATTTCAGGTCTCTTCGGCATCTCCATCTCCTGGCCTTTAGAGTCTCTCATCGGGCCCTTATCTTCAGGGAATAGCTGATAGGAGGTCTTTGTGTCTTTGGCTTTGCCGTGTCTTACGATTTCATAGTCGCGGCTGTTAAGGAAGCCATATTTGTCAATGAAGCCCAGGATCTGATCGATTATACCGGGGCCACGATCCCATACAAGGATCTTCTCATCTTGATACGAATAGAGCGAGAAGAAGACCTTCAAGCTGGGTCTCTTTCCAGCCCGGCAAATCGGGCAACTCTCATCCTGGAGGCACTCTACGTAGGTTTTCTTACCATCGATCTCGATCTCGTGAACTACGAATAGATCGAGGTCCTTATCATCCTCGTGAAGGAACCTAACTACGGCTCTATCACCGTCGTCCTTAAGGCTGAAGAAACCTATGCCGCTTCCTCCGTACTCCTTCATGGCTCTCTTAATTGCGTCTCTACCTGAAATGCGTCCCATAATCATCGTCCTTTCTTTTTCTGTTTGTCGTTTTTGCGGTTTGCTGGTGGGTTTTAATTGACCCCTCACTGAATTATATGCATTAATTTTAGAAGAGTTAATCGGATATGGAGCTAAATTGTCCTGTTTAGCAATAACTAGTGAACTTAGATGACCTCTTCCAAATCGTTTTGGAGCCTCTTACCTATACCTCTTAGTATCTGGGAGACCCTATTTCTACTTACACCTAAGGCTGCTCCTATCTGAGTATTATTCATTCCTACCAGCACCATCTGAAGACACTGACGCTCCCTCTTGCTAAGAGATAGACCACAGAGGAATTCAGTGGCCCCGAGATCATCTGTAACACTGGGCTCATCAGGTCTATATTCATCTCCGTCATTATCGGTGACGAATTGATCCAGACGAACCATATCCTCATAATTTAATTTGCGTGCGTTAGTCTCAAGCTGCTTCCTGAGTATCCACCTGATTTGGTTTGATAGGCTCTCGGTAAGGTATGTAATGAACTTAACTCCCTTTTCTGGGTCCCATTTATCACAGCAGTGTAGTAATCTGATTGCAAGCTCTTGATAGAGATCATCGGGATCCATACCAGGCATCTTTGTTTGGCTCTTCGATACTAGGAGGTTATGGTATCTTAAGAGCACCTGGTCGAAAGAGCATTCACGCCTTCGGAAGTGCATCACTACTTCTTCGTTAGACTTTCCTTTATATTGGTCCTCTGGGAGGTTTCTTCTTATTGACTCGGCTACCATCATACCATGCTCCTTTACTAATTTAGTCTAAGATAGATAGGGGTCTTATCTCACATTTATCTAGGAGACCTGCTTGTAGTAGCGAGTTAGGATCCTTGAAGTACTGATCCCTCGGGTATACGAGCTCATATAAAGGGAAATAAGGCCTCAGCTTGTCCGCTGCCTTTTTCTTACATACGTACCCAGCTTTATCGTTGTCGAATGCGAGACATATAGGCTTGCCCTTTGCTACTCTGAGCAACTGCTTCAGCTGACTATCGAAGAGCTCCGCACCCTGGATACCTACGCCATATTTCTCTATACAGTACCATGATAAGGTATCCATCTCGCCCTCTGACATATAGATCATGTCGACTTTTGGAAGGCATCGCTTTATCATAAACAATCCATAGAGTAGGTCCTTCTTATCCGCCCCCTCCTCAATTATATACTTGGCAAACTTTGTATGGCTCAACGGCCTCTTCTTTATGAACATTATTTCTCCCTCTGCATTCCTCATTGGAATAGTCAGGGAATCGGTCTCGGGGTCGTATCCTATGTCGAACCAAGCTAATACCTCAGGTGTGAGTCCTCGCTTAAACATATATGGATGGTCATAGTTATATAGATCTAGTACGGACTCAGGTATTGTTATTTTCTTGACATTTCTAGATCCGCCGATATTTAGGCTCTTTCTATGACCAGCGGCGGGGGTACTGAATTTCTTTAGTATCCACTTATAGCCACTTACAGCATTCTCTAGACCTAAGATATGAGCAACCATACCAGCTACTGTGTCGGCATAACCGCAGCCAAAACAGTGTACTAGACCCTCATCCTTGCTTATAGCACAGCTCGGGGTTCTCTCTGGTTTGCCTCCGTGTAAATCGTATCGGGGGCATGTAACAAAGATGTCATTCGAGCTATTTGTCCTATTCTTAAGGTAGTCTCCCTTACCTTGGATCAGAGCCTCTACTCTGATTGCATCGAGTAGCTCAGAGAGGTCCACTGCGATCTGTCTTCCCCAGATAATCATAGTGGTCCCCCTAGTTATTCTTCGTCTACGTCATCGAATACTGATACGAACTCATGCTGACTATTAACGGGTACTATGAAATGATCTCCACTCAGGTCCTTAAACACCGCTCGGTCGAATGGCTTTGCATGCCTGATACGCTCAGTATGTACGGAGGATCTCATGGCTTCCTCGTCGCCATTAAAGAAGTATCTTAGTACTTCTGTCTCCGACAGTGGGATATGCCTCGGGAAGTACTTTATTAATTCTCCTGTGCCAATGATACCGAATTCTCTACTATAAACAGTATACTTTCGTCCTAACAATAAACGGACCATAAGCTACCTCCTAGAATTGACTTGCCAAATTTTCGAGATCCTGAGCCGAGATCGGTTTCAGCAGACCGGTGTCAATATCCCAAGCCATTGCTGTGTCGAGGTTTGATCTACCGGTAGTGTTCTTCTTAAGGGAGATCTTGAGGATCCCATCCAGATTCCTTATAGTGAGAATCTTGGTAGCGTCTTGTCCAACAGAGTCGGACTCAGCTATGTGTGAGAGCTCGGGTGTATTCTCCTTATTCTTTCCATGTAGCTTAGCGGCCTCTCTACCGGCCTGACAGTTGAGGTAGAATGGAATGTGGAGCTCATTGACTGCTTGTCTGATTGTTCTAGTTATGTGTATGTAGGATTCTCTGATGGACTTAAATCTTTGGCTGGGAGCTAACAAGCTTAGCTGGTCTATACCGACGATGTCTGGCTTTCTCTCTTGGACTATTTCTATAATATCCTCAATCGTGTAGAACCCTTTGACACTGTCGCTATTGTCCATTACTTCAAACGGTACCTCGGAGCGAGAAATTGTCTCAATCCATTCTCTATAGTCTTCGGTGCTCTTGGCGGGACGACCATTCTCCCAATTGACAACATCACGACCGGTCATAAGAGCGAAGTTGCTGAAATGTGCTAGGAGAGAGTCTGCTCTGAAACCTACAACCTCTTTAGGATTTTCTAGAGAGAAGAGCAGCACGCTCTTGTTCTGCATCTGCCATGGGTTAAGGAGTAGATATTCGAGTATCCAAGATTTACCCTCACCGGGTCTACCGACTATACCTACAAAGTCCGTCTCCCATACGCCACCGGTCTCTTCGTCAAATGATTTTATTCCGAAGACAGAGCCTATCTTACCTCTTAACTCGAGACGCCTCAGATACTCTTGGTACCTGATGTGAGCCTCCTTGAAGATATCCATTCCTCTGGAGAATCTGACGAGGCTAACTTCCTTGAGTATAGCCTCCGCCTTCTCCTTCATTAAACGGGCTGCTTCAATACTATCACTCTTGGCTACATCGTCGATTTCTCTCAGAGCCGTAGCAACTAGAGAATAACCTTTTTCCTCCTTGATGCGGAAGACCATTGCTTGCTCCGCCTCATTGACGTCGAAGCAGGGGAAGTCTGGATACTTGTCCAAGAAGGTGGTCTCATCTGGGACTCTACGGTACTTAGCCTCATGGTCTAGTATAAACTTGAATTCCTCGTCATAGGAGGTAAAGTAGCTGGAATCGAGACCGTTTGATGTTACTATAGAGAGGGATCGAGTTTGGAGTATGTAGTTTATTATTTGTGCTTCTACTACTGAGCCTACTGAGGGCTCTTCTTGTCCCCCGGCCTCATTTTCATCATCGTATATGATATTCTCGTCGCTCATATTCAGCCTCCTACTCTATGGTCGGTACCTTTGAAGGGTACCTGTATAGTGCTCCCGACTATTCTGCTGTATATTCTTGAGCCTAGAGTATCTTGGAGCTCCTCTGGGGTACAGTTACTTGTATAGATTGTCGCGAGCTTGTGGTTTACTCTGAAGTTAATTAGCGAGTATAATCGTTCCTTAACCCAGTCACTCGGTTTCTCAGCTCCTATATCATCGAGTAATAGGAGTGCGGGGGCCGTAGTAGGGCTGAATTGGAGCTCCATGAACCGAGTCATCCAATCTGAGGGGTTGTTCATCTCTCTTCTGAGAGTCTCTAGGTAGTCAACTACATTTATGTATGCCACTGGAGTATCGACGTCAGTAGTGATAAATCTACCTGCCGTGTGGTAGAGATATTTGAGAAGTAGGGCGCATCCTACAGTGGTTTTCCCGTTTCCAGTTGTTCTACTATAAATAAAAGCGCCCTCGCCATTGTCTACGCGTTGAGTTAGCTCTCTAACATAAGCCCTGAACCCAGAGCCTTGTATTCTGATTATATCTCCTGGATGTACATTACCGGGTAGATAGGCTGGGGGCATTCCGGCTTTTTTAAGATAGACATGAGTGGCTAGATAGTTCATACCAGTCTTCGAGCATTCTGTGCAATTGACTTCATCAAGTGCACAGACATAATAGAAGGGACAGTCCCGGGGCTTAGGCATTTTCTAACTCCTCCTTTATTCGTTCGATCGGATAGCTCATATCAGTTAACCAAGGCTTGTCGTTAAGGAGCCCTTGCTCATACTTCTCATTAAAGAGGTCTACTAGTCTATCTCCCTCAGGACCAAGCTCATCGAATCTGTAAATCAATCTCATGTCGAATGGAGCCAGCGCTATTTTCTGAGCTTTTGATTTCTGACCCTCGAGTCTAAGCTCGGTAGCCTTCTTGAGCTTTTCGGCCCTCTTAGCAGTGGCTAATATGAGAGAAATTAACCAAGGCTGAGTCAGACTGGTTACTGTAGGGTACGGATACTTGTCCTTCGGGATACTCGGACATTTGTCATAATATTCGATCACTGAGTCTATTATAGAGACCCACTGATCCATTGGATACTTGTCCATGAAGGAGTTCTTTAGTATCGCCAGGCTCTTTGGGGACGTGTCGTTCTTACGATAGTAAGGGAGATTGAAGGTCTCGAGGTATTTCTTCGCGAAGTACTCTACTATATCCTTGGCAGTAGCTTCACCGCCGGAGAGTAAACGTTCAATTCCCTTGAGCTTCTTGGCTTTAGCCTTTGAAGTTATAGGGTTCTGACTCTCAGTTATCCCAAAGTTAGTTGGTATGGAGTCCAGTTCTGCCCCGATCGCCGAAACGTTTACGATTTCGACTACCTGGTTTCTTGGGGACGGGGAATACTCAAGACTAGGAATCTCCTCCCCTTCTCCATCTTCGCGAGGCTCGACCTCGCGAGTAGTTTTATAACTATTGTTTTTATTAGTATTGTTATTAGTATAAGCACCACGTACGGTGCCTGTGTAACCTTTTGAGCACTGCGTACGGTGCCTGTGTGACCTTTCATCGTCAGCGCAAATGGTGCCTGTGTAACCAACTTCCAAAGGTAATTCACTGACCTCATCGTCTTCTTTGAGCCGAGGAGACTCCTCTCTACGAAAGCGTTTCTTAACCCCGGTGTCCTTGAGCAGCTTATCGATGTCTCGCTGTACCGCAACCATCACCCTGAAATCGTAATACTTGGTGTTGAACCTATTACCGGGAATTCTCTCTGACTTAACTAGGCCTAGATCAGATAGTACAGCTAAGTGTCTGCGCACAGTGTTAACATGGAGATCGAGATATTCAGCTATTATCTCATCGCTGACGTGACACATACCTGTGTTGGCCCACTTATCGCCAAGATGGCCGACCTCTTCTAGGGACAAAATAGCTAGGAATACCCTGAGCGTTCCGCCATCGCTCAGAATTCTCTCTAGCCCTTTTGGTACCTTATTGTAGGAGCATTTTAATTGGTCGAGGTCATAGATCCGATTGTCTTTGAAGTCGCTTGTCAACTCATATGTACTCGATGTATTCATCTTAGCCCCGCCCCCGAATTTTTGATTTAACGAGCTCAATTGCAGCCTCTACCTTATCCGGCTGAGTGAACAGACACCTAAGCTCTTTAGATAGTTCCTCAAGTTCCTCGTCGGGGTCAAGAAACTCCAAGATCGGTTCACCATTCACTCTTAGTGTCTCTAGCTCATTAAGGGCTGCATTGAACTGAGCCTTGGTCATAGTCGACTTGAAGTTCTCCTCGTAGATGACCTCAAGAGGGGGAACCTTTGTCTCATACTTTATACTCTCGTAGAGATAAAGGGTACAGTATACAGACCAAGCCTCGGGGGACATGAGAGGCTTTATCTTACTAACAACAAACCGATCGAGCTGTATAGGGAGTGCCCTATTTATAACTCGGTCGACCTGAGAGTCTGGAGTATAATAGCCATTCAGTCTGAGCCTTATGTACATGATTGCCCTCCTACTTACTCGGAGTCGTCGCTCATGTCTATACCATAGTCTTCTAGCTGCTTAGAGAGCTCGTTGTCTACAACTTCGAAGGCGCGCTTGAAACAAGCTTGTAAGTCGTCGCTCTCTTCTACTGTTACTGTTATTCCTGTATTAGCTTTCAGCCAAACACCCTTTTTATCGATGGATACTCCAACGGAGACGTTAATTTCTCGAACTTTTGCCATAGTCTGCCCTCCCTACTATCTGTTCTAGTTGTTTACGATACTCAATCGCGTCCTCCTCTGTGAAGGAGTTGGCAGGCTCACAGAGATAGCAGCTACTGCAATCTCCAAGGCCCTCTATCTGACATCTCTCACACTGATCCATTCTGAACCTCCTGTAATTTCTTTAGTCCTTCTAGTACAGATCTAGATCTGTCTCTCATCTCCACATAATAGGCTGGTCTGTGGAGATCCTTAACATCTATTCTGTTCTGCCAGTGAGCCAGGGCCTCGGAGACTATGTCTATCATAGTTTGATAGTTCTTTTCTCTGAACCAAGCTTTGCAGAGCTTTCTAGCCAACTGTATCTTCGGTTGACGTAGAGTATAAGGTATATCTCGCTTTAATAGCTCGGATCTTAGAAAATCTCTCCTGACCTGTTTCTCGACTACAATCGAGGTAGAGATTAGAAGAGGGATTACATCCCGGAGGTCTGACTCGTCATCCTTACGAGCTTTCTTCTGGTCTAAAGCCTCACATACGGCACACTTTTCAGTGATACCGTAAGCTTTAAGCATAGACTCTGGGGCTACTATCACCTTAGCTTCCGGATTAAGGGTCTTACATCTTGGGTAAGAGTGCCACTTGGTACCCGGAGACCCTGTGGCACTCCTCTGAATGTACTTCTTCATTTTACCGACAGGGAGACTACGAGATTTTCGTTTATACAGGCTTCCTTAAACTTCCTTGCGTCTATCTCCCTGTTATAAACAGCCCTCTCGAGAGCAGACTCATTGACTACCTCTTTCAGGGCTATAAGATCCTCTCTACCAATAGACTTCAGATAAGCTACTGCTCTATCCTCGTCTATCTTGGACCTATCCTGTATAGAGGTCGATACCTTAAAGCCCTCGATCACCATTGAGAACTTAGTATGGGCGAGAACCTTATAAGGATCTCTAGAGAGATAGTCATTTATCATCTCCTCAGTTATGCCCTCCTCGTTGAGCTTGTCCAAGAGACCATTTATTTCATTCTCTATCTCAGCCAGCTCGGTAGGATCCTCTGTCTCACCTAACTGATTACGGAGCTGATTGATCCTATCTATGTCCTCTTGATGGGGCTCTATAGCGTCCTCAAGGTTACTGTAGAGAAATTCTGCCAATATCCTCTTGATCTCCTTGTTCAGGATGTTGGCTTCGTTCTCTAGGTCCTTTATCTGTGCCTTGAGTCCATAGAACCTACTAAGGGTCTCTTTGGGAATAATCGGGGTAGATGACAAGGTTTCGGCTAGATTTTCCATCATAATTTTTCCTCCTTCATAAAAATTATAGCACTAGAGGCATTATTTGTAAACTAGCTAAGAGACGAAACGGCTCGTATAACGCCTTCAGAGTTTAAAAGGTCCATACTTACGAAGCGTCTCTCACGTCTCTTACCCTTAATTTCTGCTACAATACTTATGTAGATACCGAGGCCCAGATCCTTATTATATTCTAGGAGATGCTCCTCAACCTCATCTTCGGTAACACAGAGGTCCTCGGACAGTTCTTTTACTAAGTTCTGAAAAGAATAATTACCAAGTCGAACGAGTCTCTTTATATCCATAGATACTATCGCTCTGAGAGCTGTGCCCTCAAGCTTAGTCGGCCATTCGTACTCTTCGGTACAGGCTCCATTTATTCTCACAATTCTCATCTCTATTCTCCTTTCAGATAGGTATTAATGTAGATGCAGTCTCTTCCGACTTTTAGCTGAGAGAACTTAACAGGCTTCTTATAGATTAAGCCTTCTCTGGGCTTAAATACAGAGGACTGAACGAGTAGATCTCCATCGAACTGGAGGAGAAAGTCTATAAGATCCGCCACGGTCATCTCATGGTCGAAGTCAAATCTACGTTTAATTGCCATGTTCATCACTCCCCTCTATACCTAATAATTTATAGACTAGATCCTTGCGGAATACTTGAACGGATTTATCCTCTGCGCCAACTAACTGATCTATGAGGTCCTTGTCATTAACGAGGATTTCGAGTACATGCTCATCGACTGTGTTCTCACAGTATAGATAATAGATATTTACTGTGTTCTGCTGTCCTCTTCTCCAAGCACGTGTGATAGCCTGCTCATTGTCGTTGACATTGTAGCTCATGTCTAGGAGAATAACATTCGAGGCTGCATACATATCATAAGACTCTTTGCAAGCATGTATCGAGCCTACCATCACCCAGCAGTTGGGATCCTCCTGGAATCTATCAACCTCCGCTTGAGCCTTCTTTGAAGACATACTGCCGACTACATGGGCGGGGTTGAATTCCTTCAATAGTTCTACTAATCTTAGGACCTCTTCAACGTATATAGAGAATATTATTACTTTCTCCTCGTTAGCTACCATATTCTTAACCATCTCTAGGACGACCTCTTCTTTTATAGAGGGAGCGTCTGAGCCTACTAGCATTGGGTTAGAAGTTATCTGACGTAGCCTCAAGATTTTAGTCATCTGTGACGCTGTAATAGCCTTGGTGCCCTTAAGCTCCTCTCTAAGCTGTAGTAGACAGCTATTATAGAAGGCTGCTTGCTTTGGATGCATCTCTAGGGCTACATACTCTGGTCTTGGTTCTTTCAGATGGAGTAGCCCCTTAGGTCTACGGATCATTATGGATTGCAGCTTCTGAGAAAGCTCCTGTAGGTTCTTATATCCAGTTATTCTACCCCAATGGTCGAATATACAGTAGCGATTCTTGAAAGACCATATATCCCTGGTCTCAACTTTCATAAGTCTGAGAGTACTATACAGGTCCTCAGCCTTCTTACCGACTGGAGTACCAGTACCCATTATGAGTAGCTCTGGATCTATGTACTCGATTAGATTGACTATCTTAACAGTCAGATGCTTTTTCTGTTCGGAGACGTTCTTACGAACTTCGAAGTTTTTGATCTTCTGACTCTCATCTATGATGACTCCATCGAATATCAGATTGTCGGCTAGTTTCTTAAGCTCCTCTCGATGGTTTGCCGCAGCCTCATAGCCGATTATCAGATAGTAGTCATCATTATAATAGAAGTCCCTCATCTGCTGTAGTCTCTTTTCTCTGGGCCCATCGACTACTGTGGCAGTACTATTGGTATGGATCTTTATCTGGCGGAGCATATTGTACTTATACTTTGCTCCACATATGAATAGTATCTTCCTATACCCCCGGGCTATTTTTCGGTACTCACAAACGTCTAGATACTCTTTTGTTTTACCGAGTCCCATTGGGTCTGCGTTTAGAACTCTGTCTCTCTTGAGCATCTCGTTAAAGAACTCTATCTGCCAAGGATCCATTGGAGTCTTAGGCTGATAATCCGCCTGTATCGTGAGCGTCTTGAGATACTCCTCATATTCCTGAAGGCTTGAGAAGTTACGGACCCGCTCCTCCTCAATTTCACCGTAGAAGGAAATATTCGGAAACTTCTTAACTATGTCACTGAAATAAGAGAGTGGAACCTCCCACATCTTCAGGTCTTTATGATAGTGCCTCATAGGGAACTCTCTGATAGCAGCGACAAAGAGTTCGTCATAAGGCTTAGACCAAAGCCAGAGGCTCTCGGGTCTGTTTTTATACTGCTTAGACGGAGCTTTCTTACAATAGATCATCCTATTACCTCCATCTGTGGGATAACCCCTTCAGCATTTAACCTTTTAAAAAACGCGTACGCGCTCTCGCTATAAGCACATAGACGAACCGGTCGATTACGGTCGATAACTCTCGAGATAAGATACTTACCAAGACCCTCAGATCTACGGCTCTCAAGGATATCAATGAATAGTATATCCTGGGAGGGTCCGTTATCATTAACAGCTATATATCCAAGTATCTTCTGACCCTCATACAAAATATATATGGGGGAGTCTTCAAGGATCTCAGCCGTATCCTCTGTATTGAATACAAAGCCCTTAAGACCTAGTACCTTTTCGAAAGTACCGATTTCGATTCTACGTTCGCTACCTTTGAGCACTTACCAGACCTCCACAACTTAATTTCTATCTTCTCTTGAATTATATGCGATCCGGAGTCAAAAATAAACTAGGAAGGGGAGCAAAAGGACTTATAGATAATGAGATACCTGTAGGCAGTACCTACAGGTATCTCAGAGACCTATATTACAGAAGGCGCCCTTTTGTCTGCTCTTGACAGAACTTATTATATTCATCCTCTGCTTGGGTAAAGAGCTTCCGAGCTGCTTTGAGTTCTCCATTTACCTTATGTTCCTCGTAACAGATTGCGGTGGCCTCAGCTAACTTTCCACTGGCATATACCAAGTTGAGTAATAGCAAGGCTTCCTTTCTCCTAGACTCTTCAAGAACCCTTGCTCTTTTTCGCTCTCTAGCTGCTAGGGCCTCTATTACAGCGACAACTATTGCAGTAAGGGCTGGGATGATATATGGAGCTAGTTCTTTCATAGGCATTTCCTCCTACTTAATATTATTTACACGGAACTTAACACCTATATCTATATTTGGCTTGGTCCCGTTGACTACAAACATGAATTGGTCTTGAGTACCAGATACAGGCCATATAGAGAAGCATGCCTTAGTAGCCGCTTCGACTTCACTAGCATTAGTACTAGAGAGCGAGAATTCAATGTCCTGAGTAGCTGGATTTACAGTAACGCCAGATAGGGTTATCGTCTGCTGGTAAGGTTGAGTCGTACTCCAACCAGAGGCGGATAATGTAAAGGATTGGTCGGTACCTATAGAATAGGTTCTAGCCATTGCTGCCTGTAGTTGAGTGGTGGTTACATAGTCGCCGCCAACAATCTCACTTGCCTCATCCCTAGCGGCTTCAGCAGCAATTCTAGCTGCTTCTGCTGCATCTCTAGCCATCTCAGCAGCGGTCTTAGCACTCTCAGCAGAGTCTCGGTAGTCCTTTGCAGTATTCATGTACGTCTGAGCATTTGTGGCAGACGTAGAGGCCTCACTAGCTTTCTCACTAGCAGTACTTGCTGAATTAGCCGCGGCAGTAGCTGAATTTGCGGCGTCAGTGGCAGATGTAGCTGCAGCAGTGGCTGAATTAGCTGCTAGTGTCTGGGAGGCTGCTGCAGCTGAAGCAGAGTTAGCTGCACTACCAGCTGAGTTAGCTGCAGCAGCTGCTGCATTCTCCGCTTCATCTCTGGCTGTTTCTGCAGCGGTCTGTGCCGCTTGAGCCCCAAGCATAGCAGACTCTGCATCATCCTTATGAGACTTCGCTGTATTCATGTAGCTCTGCGCTGTAGAAGCTGAATTAGCAGCATTAGTAGCAGATGTAGCTGCAGCACTGGCTGAATTTGCTGCATTTGTTGCTGAGGTACTAGCCGAGGTGGCTGAGCTAGCTGCGTTTGTGGCTGAAGTTGCGGCTGCATCCCTCGCAGACTCAGCTGAAGTCTTAGCGGATTCAGCGTCTAATTTAGCCCTCTCGGCAGCTTCTTTATAAGTCTTAGCAGTATTCATATATGCCTGCGCATCGGTAGCCGAATTGGAAGCCTCAGTAGCTTTGGTGCTAGCGGTGTTTGCAGAGTTAGCAGCTGCTGTAGCTGAATTAGCAGCATTAGTAGCAGAGGTAGCTGCGGCACTGGCTGAATTAGCTGCAGCGGTCTGAGAAGCAGAAGCTGCTGAAGCTGACAACTCAGCTGAATTAGCCGAGCTCTGGGCATTATAGGCTGACTGAGCCGCACTATCAGCAGACGCTTGAGCCTGGTCTCTATACTCCTCAGTATCATCAGCTAGCTCCATAGCTTTACTCAGAGTATTATTAGCTATTTGTATTACACCTGGATAGACCGGGAGAGGTGAGTCGCCAAGCCATTGGCTCCGGGTCAATTGACCATAGGCTAGAGTACTGCGTATAACTATTGAGTCATCGGGACTAATCAGAACTAGTTGAACTGCCAATGTGCCGAATTTTACGGTCATTTGTTGGTCTAGGAGATAAGTGAATTTTAACTGTGTATCCTCAATGGTCTTATTCATCAGAACCATCGGAACCTTATCCAATACCAGATTTCCCTTAAAGTTTGTAACGTCCATACCAAGTACGGTCTTGGGGCAGGTTATCTCTAAGGTGACCGCCTTGTCGTCGTACTGAACACCAAGGTCGGCGTCGATAGTGGATAAGACTCTGTTACTATCCATTGCGAATTTAGCCATTCGTTACGCCCCCTCCTATTATTTAAGGAATTGAATTAAGTGCCCAAGAAAGAGTAGTAAAGTAATATCCGTAAATCGTGTCCCCGGGGTATACAGTCGGAATACCGGTAGGCTTCATATAGTCTATGGTATACTTTACCTGATTAAACTTAGCTGCAGTTACATCCTCTCCAGGACTCACATAATATGACCCACCAACCTGGGGAGCTGTTTTATAAGCAGCGAATAGGTTGACTCTGTCGATAAAGGCATTCCATCTACTAGCGGTTAGGGTTGAGATCAGCCCATGATTATTAAATGCGTTCAATTCTGATTGAGTCCAGGACCAGTTATCGGGCCTTGGAATACCTGCTTCTGTTATTGCTGTGATATATAAGGAGGTAAGAAATCCTTTATTCGGTGAGTAGATAGAGCAGGAGATCATGTAAGCGGTACCTGGCAATAGTCCAGTGAGTGTTATATCTCCACCTTGGGTATAACCGGAATTTGGATATGAGCCAGGTAGATAAGTTGTACCAGCATACGTGTCATGGCTATCCCCTGAGGCTCTATAATACCACTCTACATTTCGGGTGTCGTTATCAGGAGCATCGCCCCAAGCGGGATCTAGTCCTGCTACATATAATGAGATACTGGTTCTCGTGACCTCCGAGACTATTAGGTATGCCATATAATCACCTCATTATCCGAAGCGTCCAACTATACCTGTAGGGGGATTAGCAAAGTGGACCTGTCCATAGAAGTTGACGTGGTTGTCAAAATCTGTTACAGGATATCTCCACTTCGCATAGCAGTTTCCAATAGTATCGAATACAGCATATGGGGCTACATCCCCACCGTAATAGTAGAATTTTACTGGCGACAACTTCATACCATTGTACATTACCTGGAACTCCAGACCATGATCCGAACCTGGAGGTGTGCTACTACTACCGGGACTCGGCGGTATATAGATCTGTACTATATTTCCCCTTATGAGATGGGCTTCTATTTCGTTAGGGCCTATAACAGTCTGGGTAATATATCCAGGTACAGAGGCGTCGCTACCATCTCTACCGTCTCTACCAACAAACTGATAACCCGGAGTCCAAGTATTACCGCCATCAGTACTATCTCTTCTGTATATATCACCCGGCTGCATTGTACTATGCCAATTAACATTATCAGAGGAGTACTGATACCTTATTGGGGAGCTAGACTGGCTCCACTGAATAACGCCATTAGAGAGATTTATATTACCCTCAAGTGTTATGTCTCCGGTAGTACCATCTATCTTAATCTTTCCTAGGTCAAGCATTGAGCTCTTCCACTTACCATTAGCTAGGAGGGAGTTTCCAAACTCATCCTGGAAATCTGTGGCTCTAACTATTCCAGCGAAGACTCCATCAGTAGCATTAACAGTTCCAGTAAAGGAGCCACTGGAGGCTTCAACATGACCCTTGAAATAAGCATTGCCGTTCATGGTTACACCGAAGACTAGGGAGTCTCCAGTATAGTTGCCGGAACTATCGAAGTCACCATTCCAAAGAGCGAAGCCATAAGCATTACCTGGCATGTCATCGCTGGCTTTCATGGTAGCCTTAAATCTCTTGTCAGCTGACTGAACTACTATACCCTCTGTGTTGTTCAGTCGAACACCACAAGAATTAGGCTCGATTACGATACCATCCGAGCCTACACTGAGTACATGTATTGAATTAGCCAGAACCTTCTCAGCTAGTACACCCTCACCAGTTATAGCATTCTCGTAGGTGACCCCAAAGTTTGTACTTACTCCTAGTCCATTAGGGGTTAGTCTGACCTGGTTACCAGTAGGTTTGCCCTCAGCATCAAGGGCTATGGCAGTAAGCTGCCCATCCTTCCATACGAGATCGCCACGTCCAGAGTTTATGGTCGTGGTGAAAGTGCTTATATAACCCTTTAGAAGTTCTGAGACAGCCGGATTTTCTGAGAGCTTCTTATTATACTCTATCGAACTGGTTATTGCTTCAGCGAATAGCTCATCCTTATTAGAGAGCTCACATGAACTCTTTTCGGGGAATCCAGGATAGATATTCGTAGAGAGTACTCTGACTTTTATATCAACCCCGAGCTCTAGATCTCTGACATAGACCCAGTCACCAATATCGAAGGTCTCATCAGCATCTTCGACTAGGAGATCGGAGAGTCTCACATAATCAACTGAATAGGAGACCTCAGGCTTAGACATCTTAGCTAGCTGCTTCCGACCCTCTATCAATAGCTGGTCTGCGTCAACGAAGTCATCGAGTTTAAGGTGGCCTATCCTTATGAACTTACTGGCATCCCCATTGGCCATTATATCTTCATAGATCTCAGTCTCCGTATATCCCTGTTCAAGGAAGAAAGAGAAATCGGTTATAAAGCTCTGACCATTCTGAAGCTGGTCAAGCGGGCTCTCATCTGGACCATGGATATTGACTTCGTTAACTGTCAGGTCCTCATCGCCATATAGATAGAGCTTAGTGATAAAGTCGGTAGAGTCGGCAGACTTTCTTATACCTGTTAAGTTCTTACCATACTCTATTGTCGCTCCTGTATCCCGCCCGGGCTCTTTTACAAAGTCGACCTTCCGGTCACGAGGTCTATATACTATATGGCAGTCAAATTTCTCTGCCATTTCCTGAAGTAGCGAGGGGACAGACATCCACTCTCCTGAGAATGTCCTAGCTGCTCCATCGTCATCTACTACACCAGGAGTCCATCCAGTATTCTCAAGTGCAAAGCTCATCATCTCTCGGGCGGAGAGTACTAGTTCCGCAAGCTCACTCTGAATATTACAAGTTGTCCAGAAATTCCACTGGCTACCAGATAGAGAACTACCAGAGGTATGACCAATGACACATTCGTAGACTACTCCGTAGTGCTTTATTCTATCTCCTCTATTATACCGATGTAAAGCTTCCCAGTTAGAATATTGCTCTGCTCCTATGTAAGTACCTACAACCTGTCTGGGTTTGTAGTTAAGCTCAATCGCTATAGAAGGAGCCGTAACAGAGATAATGCGAGATCCTCCGGAGTCTCTGGTCGGACTAGTGTTCTTGACTATAAAGGGCTCTCCGCAGAACTCTAGTATAACTTCATTCTGGAGAAGAACCCTGTTTTTATCGGTCGCGGGAACCGTAAATGTCATCTCGGGCCATGAGTCTAATCGACTAGAGATGCAGAGGTCTCTATACTTGGTTATAGTGCCTATAGGCCTACCAAGCAAGTCGAAAACCTGGATCATTTGATCTCTCCTTTCAATCGTAGACTCTCACCTTATAATCTAAGTCAAATTTTACAGGGTAGAACAAGTAGAAGCTCCTATTAAAGATTATAGATAGGTGTCCCTGTATATGATTCGGAGGTTCGGCGCATTGGTCTCAATACGATTACTCTCTGGATACAGTCTAAGTACACCAGCTGAGGCGCTGCTAGATATAGGAGTTCCATTGAAGAGTGCTATGTTTGTACGACAGTTGAGGACAAGTATGTCGCTAGCTCCTAGAGATATATTGTTGAAAGTCTTAAGCTGTACACCCTCTGATGTAATTATCTTGATATATGGGTTCTCTACCGGGCCAGTAATCTTAAAGGCGGGGTAATGAAGCGTATTGCCACCTGGGACTATTTCATCATAGACCTCAACATCGTGTTCATCCAAGCCTAGGAAGAATGGGAACTCCGCCAGAAGTTTCAAGCGTACCTCTGTATAGCTTGGCGTGTCCTTAACCTCTATACTACCATCGAGCCTGCAGTCTATGAAGCGATCAGGTCGTTCCTCAAAGATAAGTCTACCGGGGGTCATAAAGAGTTCGATTAGGTTACGGATTCGAGTATCAGGATTGGTCTGATTCTCGACATATAGAGATAAGTTAATCTCCTTAGGTGAAAACTCTGCGTACTGCATCTCATCCCCGCCCCCTAAATCTGTATCAAAGGTTGCAACATTTAGAGGGGGAACCTTAAAGGCGTCATGGTCGACTACGTAGATACCGAGATCCTCTAAGTTCTGACCTCTATAAGAGGTCTGATAATAAGCTAGATTAGTCATAAGTACCTCCTAATATAAAGACTTAGTCCGATATACAATCCTAGCATTAGCAACAGAGCCATCTTGGTTAGTAACGAGTACAAACATTTGTTCTCCCTTATCTATGTAGGGGAAGTCTCCGTATAGAATGGGCCTATAGTTAGTTCCAGAGGGACCAGTAACAGTTCTCTCCTCACCATCTAATGTTACGCATTCCCCTTGGCTAAGGGTTACATTTAGATGGCAAACTCGTTTGTTGGAGGTGATAACAGGGTTTACAACGGGACCGTAGATAAATATCTGAGGGTAGATCCGCTCGGTTCCATCATTCTCATGGATAACTCTGGGGGCTGGACTATCCTGGATTGTAGTTGGACCATAGATATATGGGTCGTAACATAGAAGTGTATATTCGACCTGGCTGTCCGAGACCCAGAACTTAGGAACTGTGGACTCCTTATAATAGGCTTTATAGAACCGACCCTCCTCATCTGTGAATTCGAGTTCAACGGGGTTACCGTAGTTGTAAAGCAGATTCGAGAGAAAACTCTCGAGATCATCGATAGTGCTGTTATAGAAGGTGGAGTAGGGATCGATCTCAGAAAGACCAAACATTACCGAGAGCCTTATTCTTCTAGGGTATATTTTGCTACCCGAGGTGTAACCCCCGGGTAGCCCAAGAGCAGTCGCACGATTGTGGGTTATTGTCGGTAGACGCTCTATCGTCGTATCTCTAGTAAGAGTAGCTCCCATAGAGGATAGCAGAAAGCCCTCTTTATATTTATTTGTATAGATTTTCAGATCTGAGAACATGTTACCCTCCTATTTGCTCGAAACCTTAATCAGGTCCTTTATTTTTAAGGCATGAATTTATTAAGGCGGGATAATTTAATTTTTAAGTTACCTGAATGCGCGAGCTTTAAATTGTATCTGGAAGCTATTTTTATTAGCGGTTACGTGGTTTTGGGTTTGTTATTCCTCTACGGCTTAGCTGAGATCTAATATACCTACCAGCCACAGACTCGAGAGTGTCTACGTCAAAGTCACTCGAGAAGACCGCATTCTCTATGTTCATTACCTTGTCGATTGTTACACTATTATCGACGTTGGTGCTTGAGGCTGAGGACTTGGTATATAGCGGGGCCACCCTCAAACGGAGTAGATCTCTCATGTCTATACTCTTGAGTAGATTAGCCATCTGATCTCTAGGTACCATATATTCGCCTTCGAGAGCCTTTACTAAGGCCTCTTTGGGCCCAAGACCTAGGAGTCTAGAGAGCTCATTAGGTAGAGTGTTCTTACCAACCACGCCACCTGAGTGATATGTGGGTATACGAGCACCTGACTGTATAAACTCCCAGAATGTTCTCTGGAAATCTGAGGTCGGGGCATAGTCGAGACCCATCGAGTTGATCTTTGCATTGCGCTGACGCTCCAGCTGCTGGAGCCTTGAGTAGGTCTCCTGAGCTACAGAATACTGACCGGACTTTATCTGGCTCTCGAGGGAGGACATCAGCGGTAGCATTAGAGCCATGTAGTCCGTATCTGGGTTAAAGTTTGTGCCGGAGGGTTTGGTCGAACCGTCGTTACCGAAAAGATTTCCGGGAGTCTGTTTGCTATAATCATCGGAGGGGGATATAGAGGGTGATAGGAGGTTCAATCCAGCATAGTAAGCTGCATTCGCAGCCTCAGCAGCCTCTCTATACTTGCTGAGTAGAGACTCAGATGTTAAGTAAGCTAGAACATCGTTCTGGCCGGACATGTATCTATCTACGAGACCCTGAGCGAAGTACTCAGCATTATCTAGGAGAATCTTATAGTGCTTATTGATCGCCCTCTCCTCGGCCTCCCAGTCCTTCATCTTCTCGTCATACTCTTTTTCTAGAGCCTCACGCTCTTCCTCAATCTGATCTCTAATAGCGTCTCTAGCCATCTGACGTTTTTTATCGTCATACTGCTTCTGGAGGTTATTGAGTTCATCCTGAGCTTCTTTAAGGAGCTTTCTACCATACTGGCTTGTATCCCCTGCGAGTCTGCGAATACGGATCTGAACTAGTGCCATCTCCTGCTCTAGATCAGCTAGCTCTCTTTGGTCGTCTTCAGCTTTCCAAGAATCCTCTAAGTGCTTCAGGTACTCTTCGAGGTACTTTATCTTTTCATCATGTAGCTTCTGATATTCATCTCTGAGGTCTGAGATGTTCTCTAGCTCCTTCTCAAGGCCCTTATTATAAGCATCCGTGAGATAGGTAGAGAATACCTGTACAAGGGCTATTCTGGCATCTTCAGCGGAACTCTCAAGCTCAACTAGCTTGTTCTGCAGCTCCTCGATGTATTTTCTTAGGCTGTTGATCCTACCTTCAGCAGAGTTTCTCTCAAAAGCAGAGGTAGCATTCTTAGCAGCGAGGCTCATAGACTTGAGTTCTTCAGAGGCTCTGTCTATCTCTCTAGATACGGTAGCCATCTGGTCCTCATAGTTTCTAAGCTGAGTATTGAGTCTGAGGGTAGCTATGGTTAGCTCCTGCTCGTTGTGGATGAAGCCCCTGAGCTTAGTAGTCATTAGGTCTATTTTATTAATAGCTCTAGATAAGCTACTCTCTAGCTCCGTTAGGCTATCCGTGTAGTAGCTCCGCATCAGCTGGCTTCTTACGTTATAGGCCTCGTATAGCGCCTGAGTATAAGACTCAATCTTGTCGGTTACTTCGTCATACTTGTCTTCCTCAGTACTTATCTTGCTTCGGAGTTCGACTAGCTGATTTATAGAGTCTACATACTGGTCTATCAGCTGCTCCTGTAGCTTAAGTGCTCTAGAAAGATAGGTAGGGTTAGTTAGGTCCTCAGACCATATAGCCTGGAGTATAGAGATGTTATTGGTTATGCGCTTGATGGCATTCTCCAGTTTGTTCATGGCCTCATCAAGCCACTTCCATTTAGCATCGTCGCCTACGAGTTCTCCGACTCTCGTGGCTAGGGAAACTTCAGACCCGGGCTCAGGTAGGTTATCTAATACCTGCCTCCAAGAAGCCTGATTTCCACCGAAGGTCTTAAGGATCTGCTGCAGGAATGTTGCAAAAGCAGACGCCTCATTGTAGTGTTTTGTGTCACCCTCAGCTCTCAGTATTCTCATTAGGTCAAGAGTATCATTGAGCATCTGTCTGGTTTGCTCCACTGCCGTATTAGCTATTTGTAGCTGGGCTTTTGCGTAGTCATAGGCATACTTGCTTCTCTGAGTGAGATGGGTGCTGAGAGTATTTGTAATGGTGTCTATATTGTTATAGATCTGTACCTCAGACATAGCACCGAGTAGCTGTCCTGAGATCTCGAGATCACCGAAGAGGAGCTTTAGCTGGTATGCACCCTCTCGGACGGAACGCTCAGTAGCATAAGTGGCGTCTTTTATCTGCGATATGGCCTGGGCAGCCATTTCTAATTGCTCTTCGAGAGGTATAGCATCCTTATCTCTAAGACCTATATAGCCTATGATGTCAGCTTCTCCTATTTCCTCGATCTTAGCCTTGAGCTCTGGGAAGGTCTCGGAGAATAAAGCATAGCCGTCTATCAGTTCAAATAAGCCTGAACCGAGATCCCCGAACTTAGATACGACGGTCTTAGAGTACTCCTGGAGTCTCATTATATTATAATCAAGGGAGGTTAGGACATAGTCATTAGAGTCGACTAGGGAGTTATTGATAGCATAGATTATGTCTAAGAAGTTATTAAGTATCTCGTCTCGTGTCAGCTCAGAGATTGTCTTTTTAGCCCCCTCGATCTCTATTGTCTTGGAGCCAAAGTAATCTTTAAGCTCCTTGACCGCGTCAGTGGCATCAGCGGGAGTACCTGCTCCGAGGATCTTTTCTATTATATCTCTGGCTATACCCTCATAGGTGGGTATACCAAAGTCTATATCCTCGAGAAGTATGGAGGATAACTCACTCTCGCCTTCTACAATCTTGGTCCTGAGCTCAGCGATCACTGTTTTTAACTGGCTTGATTCTGACTCTATCTCGGTGATCTGGTCACTAATTGCCCTGATAGCTCCTTCATATTCTAGTTTAGCCGCGTCTAGCTCTTCACTTATGCTCTTAGGTAGAGTACCTTTCTCGTAGGCTTGTATGAAGGTCTCAAAATCAGGGTACTTTTCAAGAATTGGTTTAAGTCTGTTATAAGTGTCAAAATCGAGAGAAGTTACTTTACCCTCAGATATATTCTTTGCAGCCTTATTGTAATCAGCGACTAGATTATCATAAGTTTCCCTGATTGAGTTAGATAGAGCTTCCTGATAGTAGGCGAGGGAAGTCTTCTTTCTAGACAAGACTTCCTCATACTCTTGTAATTTTTCCTCATGTGTAGTAAGTTCATCCTGAACCAAGGCTATCTCTTGCTCAAGGGTTGAGGATGAGTCAAGCAGGTCAGACCTTACACGCTCTGCAAGAGCCTGAGAGATCTCATGGAGATTGTCTTTTACTTCGCCCTGCAGACCGAGTTGACGAAGGGTCTTCTGCGAACCATCTCTCAGAGTAACGATTAGGTCTCCATAACCCGCATCTATGAGGCTGCTGTAAGCTTTCTTAAACTGGTCAGAGTCTGGACTCTTCTTCAGCATTACACTAAGATAGTTTCTAACCTTCTCAGCGATATTGTTGGAGTTCTCCTGCAGATCGGATATAAACCCGGAGATCCTACCTGTAGCACTCTTAACAGCATCGACAGATCTGTCTAGTGTAACCTCCAAGGCTTCTTCTGGGTTGCGGTCTAAGAATAGAGAGGCTGCGGCCTGTATCCGCTGTTCTCTGAGCTGAGCTATTTTCTCGAGATACTTCTGGTTCTCTTCTTCTATTTCAGTATATCTGACATAGAGTTTCCTATAGTCAGACTCGAGATGTTTTTTACTGAAAACTGACAATATATTAGTACCAGGGGAACCCGCGCTCTTAAACTCCTCTCTGGTTATACCTGCCTTCTCGAGTAGAGTATCGAAATCATCATTTGCAGTATTAGTAGAATAGTCGGAGGGGTAGTCAGCGAGTGCGCGGAGGAGCTTACTTATTATCTGACCCTTAGGACTATTGAGCTCTTCTAGATTCTTCTCTAGCTTATCCTGGAGTTCATCTATCTGATAACCCGCTAGGTCATTTATGAAGGAGACATTGGACTCGAGGATCTGCTGTTTGTATCTGAGATACTCCCTGAGAGCCTCTGTGTTCCTTATTATCAAGCCGTTCTCTTGGTCGTAATAGTCAGCTAGCGCTGGAGCCTGATCAGCCATCGCAGCGCCAACCTCAATTAGTTGGCGATCTATCGCTAGGGTGTCTTCACCGGATTCAGCTAGCTTTTTCCTCTGTTCGGTGAGGGTCTCGTGCTTGTCTATAAGGCTAGAGATTGTCTTGATCTCTTTCTTGAGCTCCGCATTTGTTACTAGGGCTTGTTCATAGCGCTCTTGGAGCATCTTTTTCTCTCTGGCTGATTCCGTGGCCCATCTAATAATTAGTCCTATACCGATGCTTATAGCTGTAGATAGTAGTCCCTGAGCCAAGGTTGCCTTGGCAGCCATAGCGGAAGCTGCCCGATTAGCTGCAGCCTCTGCCTGCTTAGCAGTTGCCGCCTTGTAGGCAGCGGTAGCGGAAGCGTCAGTAGCTACAGTATTCTGGGTCTTTGAGGCGGTGTTCTCATTAGTGGCTCTGGTGTTAGTATTCGTAGAACTCGTCTCTACAGTAGTAGCAGTAGCTTCAGCGGTCTGAGCGGCGGTGCTAGCAGCTGTTGCAGCAGTCGCACCAACTTGAGCAGCTTGATATTCCTCTAGTAGACGGTTATATATTCTCTGCTGAGCATTCAGGTCCCCAAGTCGGGCTAGCTGCTCGTCTATGAGGATGTTCATGGACTCGTCATAGGACTTACCCGTGGTCTGAGACATGAACTCGGCCATATTCTTAAAGGCATCGCTATTCTTCAACTTCTCAGCCAGGTCAGAGTACTTGGTAAGAATACCCCCAAGAGAGTCGGTGAATGAGCTCTCCGCTATGCTCTTCGCGGCATCTTTGAAGGTCTTGTCGGTCTCATGAACAACCTTAACGACCCTTCCCATATTAACAATGAAATTGAGAAGTCCCTTAGAGAGACTCGTACCAAAGGCCTGCTGTAGGATCTTATTAACGGTAGCCATTGTAACACCGAACATGGTCCAGTACGAGATCTGCTCTTGTATTTCGGGGTTAAGGTTAGCGAAGCCATCGAATATCTTTGAGAGGAAATCTACCGTGCCTTTCATGATGTCCGTTAGTCCCCACTTACCGAAGGCATTAGCTGCCTCTGTAAAGGAGGCCTTTAACCTCTGGGACTTACGCTCTAGAGTGTCCAGAGTCATCTCGAACTTCTTGGCCGAGTAGCCTGCGCTCTCCATTGAGAGCTGAGCGTAGTTTATAGCAGAGGTTCCTGTGGAACTAAAGCCGGTGGTGTTCCAACTAGAGAGTAGGGCCATGACGTAGTTCCTTTGCCTACTCTCGCCTAGGGCTCCTATTAACCTATTGAGGTCCTCTGTCATCTCGCCAAAGCCACCAGCCTGTAGCTGTAGCTCCTGATACTTCTTAGCAACCTCATCTATTATTTCTACATAGGACTTAAACTTTCCGACCGAAGCCGCGGCCGTTTCACCAGTCTCGTAGACATCAATGCCCAGATCCTTAAATATCTGGAGGTTCTTATCCTTGTAGATGCTGCTGAACATCATTCTCAAGGCGGTACCAACCTCAGCGCCGCTTCTTCCTGTGTTCTGTATAAGCGTAGCTATTATAGCATTTAACTCTGTATAGTCCAGACCGACAGCTCTTGCATATCCAGCGGCTTTCTGATAAGCCTCAGCAAAGTCTGAAGTATCTGCCGTGGTAGCATCTGCTAGCTTGTTCCAGGAGTCTAGGAGTAGTTGAGCCTGCTCATAAGACATACCCATCTGGACCAAGGCGGAGTTAAGATAGGTTACAGCATTAGATGCGTCTTTTATGTCTGAAGTGTTAAGGGCAAGTATGGAGGTCTCAGTAAGGGTCTCTAGGGAGTCAGCATCAACTACGCCCACCTTCGCCCATTCTTCCTGTACTGTAGCGACATTCTGTATAGTCTCACCATACTCGATCGCTATCTCGTTCAGGTCCTTCAGGGCCTTAAGGGTCTCTGCAGCAGGTACATCCTGCCAGACTCGTTTCAAGTTAACGACTGCGGTCTCGTAGTCTTTGATGTTTTGGATGGCTTGCTTTATTAATTGTATTGAGCTCATTACTCCAGTGAGTCCGCCTATGACGCCCCACCCGGTTGTTTTAGCTCCCCACTTGAGTGCAGCCCAATTATCCTCACCTCTAGCGGAACCAAACCAATTGAGCCCAGAGGCTTCCGGACCTACGCCAGACTTATCACCTATGATGCGGAAGACACTCGAGAGAAGCCCTCGATTACCTATAGCCTGCTGTATATCGTAGGAAGATCTACCAGACCCTGAGCCTAGATATGACCGCTCACGAACCAGCCTATTTATTTTTTCCTCGATATCCAGTCGCATCTTCTGAGTCTTAAGATGCTCCTGCATAATGAGGTCTTCCTTGGTTCTCTCCGCGATCTCCGCCTTGATGGCCGACATGCGACTTGTAGCGGCAGAGATATCAGCCTTATTACGCTGTATGGCCTCGTTAGCTAGTTTAGCCGACAGCTCGCTCTCGAGAGTTAGGCGCTCTTTGACCAGCTCTAACTCCTCTTTACGAGCCTGTATCGAAGCAGCGGCGGACTCCTGTCTCTTAGCAGCGAGTTTATTTATCTCCTCTACTTCAGCTTGTAGAAGGGAGATTCGGTTCTTTTCTTCTTCGTCAACGGAGCTTAGGAGAGCCGCTCTTATCATCTCAGTACCTTTATCAGTACTAGGATATCTAGCATTAATAGCATCGCGCTGAGCCTGAGCAGCCTGCTTAATAGTGTCTAACTGAGCTTTATAATATTGACTTGCTCTCTCCGCTTCCTTAGCTATATCAGCGGAGGATCTACGATACTCCGATATAGCTCTACCAAGAGCATTTAGTCTAGTCTCTATCTGCTTACTAGACTCGTCACTAAGGTCATAGTCCCCTTTCATAGACTCCATAGAGAGCTTAGCTGCATGGGCGGCAGATTGAGCGTATTCAGCGACTCGGGCTCTCTGGTCGGCAGTCAGTGACTCTTCTAGTCTAAGCCTATTGGCTTTTACAGAAGCTATTTTATCCTCTATAGTAGCCTCTTCTCTTGCTGCTTTAGCTCTGGCTTCAGCAGCCCTAGCAATAGCAGTATCAGCCTCAGCTCGTTTCTTAGTGGAGATCGCTTCAGAGTCCTTTATAGCCTGGAGGGTCTTCTGCGCAGTCTCTTCTGCTCTAGCAGCCATGAGGGCTTCTTTAGCCTGAGACTCCTTAATCTTCTGGGCCTCTCGAGCTTGCTTTACAATATCAGCCTCTACTCTAGCTGCTTCTTTAAGGTAAGCTAGTCCAGAGACATTTTCTCGATAGGTCCTAGCATTCTCAATAGCGATTCTCTGAGCCTTTACCTCAGTCAGCTGGTCCTCAGGAGATAGGCTAGCTAGACTCTGAGCAGTTCTTTCTATATAAGACCTTAAGAGAGCCTCACTATTCGCTATGGCCTCTGTCTTATTAAACCCTAGAGGCTGATCCCCGAGAACCTCTTTAGCCAGGCTACTAGCTGCCAGGTCACGGAGCTTGTCTCTATACTCTTCGAGAGAGGACTTAACGTTCTGGTCAAGAGGCCTAGGAGTAGGCGACTTTGCTAAGCGTTCAAGCGTCTGGTCCCTCTGCTGGGTGAGCTTCGCCATCGTGGAGAAACCGGACAGGTCCTCCTTGAGCTTTGCTGCGGGATTCGTTCCGAGGATCTGATCAGCCTTAGATCCCATAGAGGCTATATTCTCAGACACGCCAACAGTCTCATCCATGACCGCGCTCCAGAACTCATTAAGTGCCCTGGATATCTGGTCTAGCTGCTGGACTGCTTCCTGATTCTTAGCCCCTTTTAGCTCAGCCTTAATCGGATCGAGTAGCTTATTATTAAGTAGGAAGGCTGCAGCGAGAGCGGGGTCTGCCTTAGCTATCGCGGCACCGAACATCTTATAGTCGGTTTCACCTGGAGCCATCTTATTATAGGCCAATATGCTCTCTAGTGCGTTCTTCTTATCTGTGATAGATAGAGCAGCACTACCACCGGCTCCTCGTGCCCAATGTAGTAAGCTAAGACCTTCCTTTGTATTACTTGTAGAGCTATAGACGTACTCTGGAATACCGAGTTCTCTTAGCAGACTTACGGCGGCATCTCTCGAAGGACCTGCACTAAGGCCAGTGGCTCTCCATAGGGTCTGTAGGAATCTCTCGGCGGGGTTAAGAGTGGAGAGAGCCTTGAGGTTATAGCTTATCTGATCTGTACCTAGAGGAGACGAATGAGAGTCTATAGGTATAGCGTACATCCCCTCTAGCTTATAACCGAGATTACGAGCACTATAAGCATCACCGCCTTTTAGTAGAGCGGTGATTACTGCCTGGTCTACATCCTTGTTGGATATAGGGCTATGATGTCCCTGAGCTGCCTTTATGGCACTATCAAGCATATCCCTAGCCTGACTGCGGACTTCCTCAGGTAGGGCATCGATTATGGCTCTAGAGACCTCTTCTTTCAGTATCTGGGTTATAACCTCGGGATGGGTATCTCCTCCACCTTGAGCGGTACCAACACCTCCCTTGGATAGACCTAGCTGACCAGCAGCCTTACCTATATCGTGGAGTATGGCACTGAGCTTGAAGGTCTCCATAGCCTTGGGATCCATAAGGGTCTTTTTCAAAGCACTTACCGGATCCTGTATGCCAGCTTCAACCAATTCTCTATAGGCTAGATCGAGAGCCGAAAACTGTGTTTTCTCATCCCATAGTCCAGTCTTAGTGAATTTAGCTCTCTCGAGCTCATATTTCTTTTTAACTAGCTGGAGCTGTTTATCGAGTTCCTTCTCGTCAGGTATATCCAGGAACTGAGCTATTATATCAGCCGAATGAACTGCAAGGTCAGACCAGGTGTTATGATACTTACCTGAAGTAGAGGCTGGGAATGTAAATATCTTGGAGACAAGATCCTTAGCTGAGAGCTGTTTCATCAGCTCCTGAACCATCTTCTCCCCAATATTTGTGGACATGGCACCCTTAAACATCGAGGTTACGGCGCCACCATAGTCTAGCTTACTATCCGCGAAGGCCTTGCCACTTATAGTGGGCTTACTACCCTTAGGAGCAAAGAAGCTATTAATAGCCTCAAGGTTCTTCTGAGCCTTTGCTATATTAGTCTGGAGGTTCTTGAAGACCTTGGTCAACTCTCGGTTGAAGGCCTCCATTTCCTTACTAATATTGCCAGAGCCCTTACGGTTGCTGATGAACTCACTGAAGACCATTTGGAGGCCCTTCTTCATTTGAGCTATCTGCTCCTTACTGTACTTAGCTAGAGCCTCGAAATCACCCCTGGAGATAAGGTCTATATCTCTAGGAATATCTCCCTTAAGGGAGTTAAACTGCTTAACGACTTCTAGGAATGTATTGAGGTTCGGAACGATATAACCAATCTTATCGGCGACCTGGGGCATTACAGCGTTAGCCTTGGCTGTGTTGCTTCCCAGCGCCATGAGGGCCTCGGCGAACACCTCAATATTCTTGGAAGAGTCGACAAGACTATCAACTATACTCTCAAGTATTGCGTCTCCATTTTCTTTTGCCATATTTACACCCCCGCCTATATTTTGAAGGGATTGACCCGGATTTGCTACTCTATATAATAGTCCTGGAGAGCCAGTTATACGACTCTCCAGATACTATTCTCTACGAACGAATTCTCTCATTGCTTCTTCAAATGCGTCGAATGATAGGTCAGTGTCTTTAGTCTTTACAGCCCCGCGCTCTTGACGTACTATCCTAGTATCGGGAGCAAGCGGATGGAATTCCTGCTTAAGCTCATTACCTGCGGGTAGAGCTGCAAGATGTACTTCCCAATTAATCTTACGGCTCAGTTGATATATAAGCTCAGAGAATTGGACCATACTTAATTCGCCGATCTCTGAGGGTAATTTATTGAGCCATACCGCCAGGATATAGATCCCATCTTCCATTAAGAGAGCGGGGTCTGAGCGTTTTTTTGGTTACCTGTAAGCTTAGCTAGCTTGCTGTGGAGCCTCTCCATGTCAATGTCGTTCTGCTCCATCAGTGTAGCCCTCAGTTCTCTGTATTCATCATTCGTGATAGAATCTATGAGTTCTACTAGATCGGTCCTCTCTGACTCTTCGGATCTGGCAGCTATTAGGGCCAGTGTACGTAGACTATCGATACCCTGTAAATACGCAATATCGGCCAGGGACTCAAAGTCTAGAATGTAGATTACCTTTGAGGCCTCTGGCCAGTCTTTTATTCTTATAGGATATATATCTACTACCGCATTTCCTATCCGAAGTGCCCTCGGCCTGGCCAGAGAGTTTTCAAGTGATTTCTCTGCCATAATGTCCTCCTACTATACTAATATAGAGGGAGGGAGGTTGTCTCCCTCCCTACAAGCTTATTAGACTCAGCCGCCGGCAGCGGGTGTAACGGGCTCCCAAGTTCTCTTGAAGATCTTCTTGTCCGGTCTCTGCGGATCGAGAAGCTCGAAGGTGATCTGGGGAGCATAGGCGGCTCTCTCCTGATAGTCTTCTCTGAACTCCGGAGAAGTCTGGAGCTTGAAGAACTCGATGAACTGGGTACCAGTGACCTTGTTGTCATTATCAAAGGTAGGCTGCTTGTGGATAGCCTTGACCGTCTTCGGCACAGAGTCTGCGAGGGTCGAGACAGACTTCGAGCCTGCAGCAGACATGTACTTGTAGACGAGCTCGACTTCCTTGCCCTTATCGGCCTCTGCGAAGGTGAGCTTATCGCCGTTGAGGGAGTACTTGCCGGCATCGGCTTCGGTTGCTGCCTCCATCAGGCTCCCATCGTCGAGTCTGACGATAAGGGAATCAGCGATCGGGCTATTGGGAAGCTGGATCTCGAAGGGAGCGGTGGTGGGGATTACGAACTTGTAGTCGGAACCAAAAGCCCAGACTTCAGTAGCGCCGGTCTCTATATCCTCACCAGAGGTAAGAGAGGCATACCTGAAGTCCATCTCGCAATCGGTAAGCTCCAGAGTCGCGCTCTGGCTGGTCTTAAAGCGTCTCTTGGGGAAGAGGCTACGGCCGCCAGTGACGTCCTCCATGTCAGCACTACCGCTTATGCTGGCACTCTTGCAGGTGACAACAGCAATGATCTTGTTAGGATCCGGGTTGGTGAAGTCAAAATCAGTTGTGGTGATCAGAACCTCACCAGGACCGTCGATGTAGTATCTGAGCTGGTCTTTCATTATTGAGTTTCCTCCTTCTTAGTAAAAGATAGATCTAAAGGTGAATTGGACTGTTGCTTTGTGCCATCCTGTAGTAGTTGGCCTATCGGGGTCTATATTGTAGAACTCTAGGCCCCTTCCTACAGAGGCACCATCTAATACCTCGCAGACTCTCTTGGCTATATCGTAACCCACGCCGGTGGCCCTTTGGACAGTCAGCGGGGTATAGATGTCAACAAGTAGGGTGTTACTAGTAGTCTTACCGCCTAGGTTAACACCACCTCTAACCCAGACGCTTATCAAGGGGTCAGTGAAACTCGGATTGGGTTGCTGTCTCATGGGGACTAGCCGAAGTGCTTTATCGTCTCGGGTCTTGAATTTGGCTAACCTACAGATCTCAGAGTCGCGACCTAGGAGATTTGTGGCTAAGGCAACATCAGATTTAAGGTCACTCATCGTGTATCACTCCCTCAGCGAAGTCGACATACAGAGCCTGCATGTGTCTTATTCTAGTGGGATCTCTACCGATTACCCTTAGTGTTTCTCCCTCAGCCTCTAGTATGTCTCCTATCTTAATGGGAAGCCAGATTGGAACGACATACATTCGATTAAGATTTGGGAGATAGCCGACTTCTTCTAGTCTCGAGTATACTGAGAGCTGTTCTTGATAAGCCAGTATATCCTTTCCCTTTAGGATTAGAGATTGATACTTCGGCCAATCTCTCGGCTCTGGATCGGAACCCCAATTAACAACGTCCCCTTCGTCAATAGACTGGTCTGGAAGATCCTCTTTGGCATACCAATCTATGGTAACATTGGCTAACTTGAGACCTAGAGATATGCTACTATCGCCTTCCTGATATCCAGAGACGAAGTATTTACTCATATCGAAGGTTAGTATTGATCCGAACGATACTACCAGATCGTTCGGAACTCTTATCCTTCTGCTAAACTCAACCGAGTCTCTCGTAATCGTCCTCCCGGGGGCTACAAAAAGGGCTCGGGAGACTGAGTGAATGGTTAATAGTGTATCCTTTGGTATATCTACAGTCAAGGGGCTCTCAAGCTCTGTTATTGGCCCCGCCGACCTTATTTTTATCGTGTGGACAACCCCATCAGCCTCATACTTGAATTCGGCTCCTGGTAACAGACCTACAGGGTCATGGAGCTTTATACTCTTGTCGCCCACTTTAGCATCGGCGGTCACCCAGAAGGTAGCGTCTATAGTGACCTCTTTACCCCATTTGTTTATGAGCCTTTTGGTCCCCCTAGAACTTGCCATTAGATCACCCCGATCCTGAAACTCGGCCTGGTAGATCTCTTGGGTAGAGACCTTTGTCTGTAGGGTGCCAGCTTTGAGAGGATCTTCAATTCAGTTACATCTGAGTTGGTGTAGGACCTATCCTCCATCCCCTCGGACTTATAGAAGAACCCATCTCCACTAGAAGCTTTAAAAGCCCAGTACCTGACGAGCTCCTCCGCTACTATGTAACACATCTGCGGTATCGTCTCTAGACCAGCTTCATAAGAGATCTTGAGGTTCTTCCTACCGGGGGTCACGTTAGGTAGCGATATTCTGTCAGGGTAGACGTAGAAGTCTGTGTTCTCAGCCAGAGGTGTTTCTGAGTCCCCAGAGATTAAGACTATGGACTCTACCGACTTTATCGGCATGTGGTAGAGAATCAGGGTTGACGCTGCATCATAGACTTCATTTTCATAGGACTTAACCTCTAGGGTAGTATCGAGGTACTCCTCGATGAGGGAGGAGACTCTCTGGTTCACCTGACCTATAGTCTCAATAAACGACTCCTCATCAACATCGAGTAGAGTTTTAAGAAAGTCATTAGATATAAGGTTTACCATGAGAGACCTCCTCCCTAAGCTTCGAGTGGTTCACTTAGCCATCAGGCCGCCTGTAGATTAATCGCCGTCAGTCTCGCCAGTCCCGTCAGGCTCGTTGTCAATCGCCATCTGGTTAACCAGTACGTTGTCGAGGAGACCGCAAGCGTCAGCTTCCTCGATTGCGAAGTCAACCTTGACTGTAACAACGATAATGATCTGGCGGGCCGAGATATCCTTATCAGTCTCGATCTGGACCTTGCGGGTAAAGCCAGCGATAAGGTTCTTCGGGTGGGTGAGCAGAGCCTTCGTGAGGTTGTCGTCGGATACCGGCACCATTGCGCAGGGCTGAATCTCATAGCCGAGAGCCGTAGCATTGGTGTTCTGGAGTAGGAAGCGGTCACCAGCAACAGTGTTGCGAGAAGCGATAGCTTCTTTCCAGTCGAGGTCAAGAGCATGAGAGGTGTAAATTCTCCAGTCAGCCGGGTTCCTGCGGTACTTGGGCGGGACAGCACCGATGAGGCGTCTCCAAGCATTCGTATTAATCGGGGAGCCGTTGGCATCGACGACATGCTGGTTGGCCTTCTTGAGGATACCATCTACAAGCTTGAGGTACGGGTCAGAAGAGGTGGTGTCGCCGTTCAGCATAAGCTCTTCGAGGTCGAGAGCTACACGCTCCTGAATCATAGACATAATCGTATTCTTCAGCTGACCTCTCTCAATGTTGTTCTCAAGAGTGTCATAAGAGATACGAACTTCGGCTATGACTTCCTTTGTGGTGAGCTCAACCTTGCCGAAGGAGGGCTTTGCATACTGGTCAGAGGTCAGGGCTACGTTCTCTACCGCGGGTCTCAGGATACGGGATCCAAAGCCGATTTTCTCAATCTTCTTGGACTCGCCATCGATGAGAACTGTGCGGCAGGCTCTCAGAAGTGTGGGCTGGTCGATAACGCCGCGCAGGAACTTCTCCGACTGCATGGGATTAAGATAACCCCCGGACTGAAGGTCAGCAGAAGCAAGTGCGCCTTTTACCAAGGTTTCAGTATTCTCCATTGTAGTTCCTCCTTATAAGTTAGTAGTATTCAGAGTTAGATGGGAAAATTGATCTCGGGCCAGGGATCGTCCTCTTTCTCAACCTTCTTGGTCGAGACGTCGGCTGCGCTCTTAGCGAGGCCTCTCATGTTCTCCATGATAGTTATTCTCTCAGAGACATCCTCAAGACTCTTTACTATCGGAGTAAGAGCCTCGGCAACTACCGACTTCAGAACCTCGATCTCGCTAGGAGCTGCGCTCTTCTGAACCTCAGCCTCGGGTTCCTTGTTCTCCGGTTCTGCGGTCTGGGCCGTTTTCTCCAGGGTCTCCAACTTGGCCGACAGATCCTCTAGCGATTTAGTCACCGGGGACAGGGCCTCGGAGAGCATAGCCTGTACATCTTTCCTCTTCACGTTCTCGGCTCCTTTCTCAAAGTATTGTTTCTGGATAACGACATCTTCAGAGAGTATCTTCTCGATGTAGCTTCTGAAGTCGTCGATATTCTGGAGTATACGCTCCCTGCCATTAGTTATCTTCTGGTCCCAGAAGATCTCAAGAATAGACCATCTGAGCATGTCTATGGCTTCCTGGAAGCGGTACTCCGGGTTGTTAAGCATGGAGGTGAACGAGGCGTAGTCAATATCATTATTGATATCTGCCGCCTTCTCGACCTGAGTCTCGATTAGTCCTAGACCTTCCAGCAGGGGTCTAAACATCTTTGCAAGGAAGTTCTTAGACTCCTTAGCCACTGCCTCCTCAATAGAGGGTGCCTGGTCAGTTACAGTCTCTTCGGCCTTAGCAACGTCCTCAGTAGTCTCAGGCTCCTGAGCTGTAGCTTCACCCATAGTAGCTGTATCTTCCGGCTCTCCAGCTACAGTGGCATCGGCCGACTTGTAGATCTGTATGGGTTCGCCGTTGGCGCCCTGATTAACGAGGCTAATCAGTTCTACACGAACGTCTCTAAGCTCTCCCATAGGGTTACTCCTTTCCTTGAATTATTATACCGGGGGTGCTGCTGTATCGTCTCTTATACCCGTGCCGTATAGAGAAAGACCTCCGAAAGTTCCATTCTCTACACCTGCCCAGATATTAGGATCCTCGATCTTGATAGCTACTACCCAGGAACCTTCAGGATAACCATCGGGATCGTTTTTCTGGGCTATATAGCTCTCACAGATGTAGGCGGGAACGAGGTTCATGTCGTGGTTAGTATCGACACTCCCCATGGCCGACCTCTTCATAAAGGAATAAGCCATCTTCTCGACCTCTTCAGCAGTCATCCAGTCGCCCTGTGAGTCTACCTCGTTGGGCTTATAGACTACTCCCTTAATGATATGCTTAGAGGAGTTTTTCTTAAGGGTTGAGATTGTGATCCTCATTATAGTCACCTCAGAAGTGGGCATAGTCTAAGTGAATCCTGATCTGTTCAGTTGCTAGCTTAAAAGCGGACCCGTTTAACAGGGTATACATCTCTACTCAGAGCTAGAGGTAATTTATATCAATGGCCGTAGGTCCTTTTACTATCGCTATTGTCAGGTGAATATCTACAATAGGCTGGATTCCATTCGCTCTTATGTCTAGAGCTCCGGGCCTCTGGTTTATACCCTCAAGGCAAGCCATCTGAGCAACCAGGATCTCAGAGGGCGGGAGATTTTCGGCTAGAGATATAGAGATGATGCTATCCTCTGTTATGTCTTCTAGTTCTACTTGGTAGAGTCCCTCCTTCCATCCATCTTGTCTCAGAGTAATATGATGTATCTTCGCGGGCTCGCTTAAGACTTGTCCGAATTTTGTAGTCCTCTGAAGAGTTACCTCCCCAGACTTATCTACCTTTACTACTAGCTGAATACTGTCCATGTCACATACAAACCTCTCATGAGAGATCAGCTTGCCCAATAACATAAAGGTACCCTCTGAGGTGAGCTCGGTAGTGTAGAACCCATCAGGAACGAATACTTCACCAACGGGAGTCTCTACTATAGAGCCGCGAGCCCAGAGGCTTTTCCCTACTACTCGGGTACCCTGTTGGGAAGGGCCGAGGAGAGTGGCATTGTGTATTATTGAATAGTTGTTGTGCTCCATATACACCCCGGCCCCTTTTATTTATTTCTTGAGCTTCTGATCTATGTACCTCTTAGCAATGATTACTCCTTTTAGAGTCTGCTCATTGAGATTAACATCAGAGGGATTGACTGACTTCGGCGTACCTCCGTTGATAATCTCATCTTTCAGCAGCTCTGCAACGTCCTTTTGCCAATAAGGCGGGACATCCGAGAGACTAGCATAGTTGGGATTGTTTTTCCTCATCCACTTGTCCATAGCCTTCTCGAACATCGCGTCGAATTTATCTTGGGTCATCTCGTCATCCTCCTCCGGTTCAAGGTATTTTACTCCAAAGTAGTCACAGACCCCTTTACAAATTTCCTCAGCACACTCAGTCTGAAAAGCATCCGAGACCATTAGTAGGGCTTCTCTGTAGTTTGTCATGAAAGCTAGCTCTACCAGTACTGAGGCCTTAGTCCCCATCGCAGCCGCATTACAGAGAGCGAAGTCATCGGCTAATACGCCTCTATTACGCTGCTGGGTTCCTTCAGCGAGTCTGTTAACTATACACTGGGCTAGCCTACGGCTATCTTTTACCTTAGCAGCTACGCTGCTTATAAAGACACAGAAGCCATCAGCTGAGTTAAACGAGTAACCATCTCCAAAGGCATTAAAGTGAACACTAATAGAGATGTCACAATTAGCCGCCTTAATAGCAGCCTGTCTCTCGTCGAGCTCAGGATTCGGGTCGTCCTTTTCGCTTTCCCAATCCCAAGCAACAGCAAAGGTGTCAAATCCGCATCGCCGAAGAGCTGTGTCAAGCTTCCTACAGACGAAAACGGCTGCCCAATGTTCCCTGTACTGAGATCCTTTCTCTATGTCTATTCGACCGTCTCCGTCTATATCTACCGACTGAGGGAAAGGTGGAGTTCTCTTGCCGGGGGTATCGCTACCATGGCCTGCATCAATAGCGACTCTCATCTAATCACCTCCTAAGCATCTTTCTCTCCTAGTGTGGAGATCGACCCGTCTGAATAGTCCTCTTCCTCAGGCCTCTTGGACCTGAAGATCTCGTTGTATTTAAAGACATTCTCGATAAGGGACTTAACACCCGATGTAACTGCAACTCCTAGAATAGCAGTAACTACGGTCTGTGCCAGGGCCTCGGCTATCTGTATCTTATCGAGGAAGGCGAGTACATAGGATAAGTAGACCCAGACTATCGCATGGTTAATGATACGAGAGACTACTCTCTTAGTATACTCTCTCTGGCGTCTATCCATAAGAGATTTGAGTAGGGTCTTCAGTCTAGAGAAAGGGGCCTTTTTCTCCTTCTTATCCTCCATACATTATTCCTCCTCTGACTCGGTGGTATTCTCAGTGCTCTCCGGATCCTCTGTATTCATCTCAGCAGCAGCTTCATTGTCCGTGTATGTCGGGTTAGCCTTGGGTTTAACAACGAGGTCCTCAATCTCCAGCTTACCCTGCTTAACAAGCTCAAGGACTATATTGATCGGTAGATTACCCCAATCTGCTGAGATCGGTTCGAGATCCTGATTGAGAAGAGCAGATACAGCATCAATGACCATATTCGGAGTAATGACTCCAGTCTTATGGTATACAGCAACAGCCTCAGCGAGATCCTTCTTATTAGTGATGTCGGGACCATTGAGTCTCATTTCAACGTACTTTATACCGAGAGCCTGATTTACGAGCCTACTGATCCTTTCACTAATTTTCTGACGCTCAGGCTGGAACACCTGCTCTTCTGTTATAGCCCTAGCGACATCGGCTGTAGCCCTTGTATAGTCTTTGCTGGCTCCAGTGTATATAGGAGCGAGTCTCATAGACTCTCGTAGGCTATCTTTATTATTCTTAATGTACTCCTGGAATAGACCATCATTCTGTATGGCATCCAGGAGCGGCTTAATCTGTATGTTTACTTTCTGCTGGGAGGTCGATGTGGGGTCACCATCGTCGAAACCAGCACCCTCTAGTACAAGGTAGCCGAAGGCACCTTCTACTCCCTGTATGTCATTAACATAACCCTGAAGTACATCCAGACTGCTATCAGTAAGAGTCCCGTTGTTGACTATGATTGCTAGAGGAGTATGTCTGCCCTTCTGGAAGTACCTATAGTTGAGTTCTTCGGCTCGTCTAGTACCCTGTATGTTCATCATATTCCCGAGCCATCTGGGGAGCCCGTATACAGTATAAGGGGCTGGGATGTTGAATACCAGAAGTGAAGATGCCTCATCCTCGGGTGATATATCAGTCTTAATCGGATTACCTTCCGAGTCAAACTCGATCTCGAACTTTCCAGTGTTCTTGTCCATACGGCGAGGATCACCGAATTCCTTAAACCATATGGTTGTGTTGGTACCCTCAATCTTCTGACAGTAGCGTCTGAAGCATTTCTGGAAGATAATCTTTGTGGTCTTGCCGTTCTCATCAACTGTCTCGAGAGTAACAGGCTGGGGGTCAGGGTGAATCTTAGATATCCTAATGGTATGTGCTGGAACGTACTCAAAGCCTGCTGTACGTCCCTTACCATCAGTGATTACTTCCATGCAACCAAAGCCCATGTACTCTCTGTCATCGATTACCTTTTGGAGTATCTCACAGAAGGATGAGTCGAAGTTACAATACTTATAGAAGTTATCAGCAACAACCCACTCCTGCTTGGCCTTCTCCTTTATGGCTTCGTCGATGTCGTCGCTGTTGATGTCTACATTATAATATAGCTTATAGCCAAAGCCTGCTATATTCGTCTTGTAGGCATCAACCATAGCGCTTAGGGCACTGCTAGTCTCCCTAAATCTAGCCAACTCCTCTAGAGGATAAGGAGGGGATATAAGACCATCTTCCTCCTCTTGTTCTGCTGTGGGGTCTGTTGAGGCCTTCGAGTCTGATCCCTTAGGGACCATATTCTTAGCCTTTATGAGCATAGCTTTAACGGTCTGTTTCTTCTTATTCTCGCTAGACAATGTTATCATCTCCTGACTGATAGTCTTTACACTGGTACCTAGGAAGATTGCTCTTACTCGCTATCATTCTGGCCTTGCCCTTACGCCGGGTTCCTATCCTATCTCTCTTAGAGAGAATAGCTACCAGATCCTCCATGTAAGCGAGTGCGTCCATAAGGTCATCGTGAGCTGCTGCCGGGAAATACATATACTCGTCCTCGAAAGCTTCGACGAGGTCGACAGTTTGGCCGAAGGAGTTTGTTTTAACAATAGAGGGGGGAAGAAAAACGGTGCCGTACTCGAACCTTGGTATAAGGCGTTTAATTCTATCCTCTTTCGCTACCCCGCCTGTCTTTAATTCTGTAATTCTGAAGAAGCGGTTCTGCTTCCTCATCTCTTCTATCAGCATGTAGTTAATGGCCTCTTTACCAACTTCCTCCAGACCGAGTAGTATGGGGTCATACTTATCTTCTACCCAGAAAATCTTACGGACAATCTCTCCTGGATTAAGACTATTACGGTCAAGGTCAATTATGTACCAATCTCCGTTATCGGCAAGAGCTAGTACAATAATAGCGGTAAAGTCTGAGTTCTTTTTCTTCTTATTGTTCGGGTCTACTGTGACAAGTATTCTTATCTTATGTTTAATCGGGAACTCGTAGCCCTCGAGGGTGTTTTTCTTATGATCTCCTAGCCAATCAACCACAAGTATCGGAGTGTTATCGTCCGGGTTAATCTCTATATGAGACCTATGATATCTGAGCCACTCCCTCTTGAAGTCTGCGGTCTCAGCATCGACGGGATTGAGCATATACTGACAGTTAAATATATAGGTACCTTGGGATTTTCTCTGGGACTTAAGGAATTCTTCCGTTAGTCTTTCCGGAAATAGTAGATCCCCGGGTTTGTAGGGGCCAAACTCAGCGACTATCTCTGGGAACCTAACATTAAGGATATGAGCTATATCAGGGTTTAATATAGCAGGTATTATCAAGTGGTCAAAGGTATCTCGCTCCTCTGTCAGTAGATAACCATAGAGGTCGGCGTAATTGTAACGGGTACCCACTACGATGACTGTACCGTCAGGTTCTAGAAGCGACAGAGCAAGCCTATAGTGGTCTTTAACTTTCTCTATCTGCTCTTTTGTCGTAACATTTCGAGAGGATACAAGGTCGTCCATGATTATTAGGTCATAGTGCATGCCTACCTTAATCTGGTCCAAGCCAGCGCATGAGATAGTAGGCTCTTTTCTAACTTTGGTACGACCCTCAACAATAATAGTTGACTCAGTAAGACCCTCATTTATCCTCTTGTTGGGTCTTAATTGCGGATAGAGTCTTAGTACCTCCTCGTTCTCTAGATGAGACCTTATTTCTCGAAGAAATGCCTTCGAGTTACCATAGACTTCATTATCTATCAATATTCGGATGTCTGGGTTCTTAGCTACCTCTCTAATAGTATAGCCTATGGTAACGACTGAGCTCTTAAAACAGCCTCGGGGTAACTCAAGGTGTTTACGCTTTGAAGGGCTATCTAGGAACTTACAGACGGGCCTATGTGTTTTATCAGCCATATCTTTATACCCGAGTATGTACTTATCGAAGTAGAAAAGGTCCTCTAAACCCTTCTGGGCTTCCTCTTTTAATAATAGGGCCTCAAGCTCAACGAGATCGTCGTCAGACATATTATCAAGGTCGTCTATCGAGTCTAGGTAGCTATTAGTCATTAGGTTCAACATCAACTACCTCTCCTTCATCGATAGCTAGGTTTATACCTAGTCTTCTTATACGCTCCTTTATAGAGGCGAGTCGCTCCTCTCTCGGTAGATCATTGACATGTACCGTAGCCTCTACCTGCTTTCTCTCCGGAGTTTTGAGCCCAACTCTATCTAGAAGATCTTTCGCCGCTGACAGTCTTACAAATCCAGGAGAACCTGGATCTGAGGCTAATGCTACGAGCGTTTTGGCCGCGATAGCTGTACCACTTATAAGGGTAGTTTTGGCTGTTTCTATAGCCTCCTGCTTAAGCATATTAGATAGAGCTACAACCTCCGGATCCCTTCGATGAGTTCTAACCCAAGCCTCACTCTTATTAAGACGCTGAGCCATCTCTCTTACAGTAAGGCCAAGGGATGTCATCTCAGCTAGTTCTATAAGAGTCTGATCCTTTGGGAGCCCTAAGTCTGTATTCTCTTCTGGGATCTTATCTAGAACCTCAGATATGTCACTCATAAACCAAAATCTCCTTACTAGTTGATACCCTCTCAGAACCTAACTCAAATAGACTAGCCATATACAAGTATATCATGACAAAGATGAAAGAGTAGGTACGATTGAATAGCTTTATTAGCTGAGCTATACTTTAAAATAGCGCTTCCAAAAGCATTTTAAAGCTCGCGCAAACAGGTAGAGTAAAATTTTAAGTATCCCGGGCTTTATAATTTCATGGCTTGAAAATCGAGGACAAACCTAAGTAACTGCTTATGACCACAAAAATAAGAGGCTTTTTCAGCCTCCTATATGAGTTGTTACATTTTGAAAGGGGGTCCGGGCGGAGCTTCCATGAGGGTGATCGTAGCTTCTAATCTACGTAGGTCTCTAATAGCTTCTTCTAGGAGAGTCTCTACGAATAGTCCCTTGTCCTGGATAACTTGTTTAGTAAGGTCGTCTATTGAGTAGACCATGTTATAATCTTTCTCCGCTGTTATGTCGACCTCTTTCCCTAGATGCTTCTTACACCAGCGCTGTATAGCTCTGAAATTCTGAGCTCTATCTGGGTTATTACTAGAGACTCGAGCCGTAAGGATCTTTATCGTTATACCCTCTTCTAGTAGCTTCTTAGCCACTCGGACTATCGGCTCTATAGGCTTACCTATAACTCCGCATTTATAAGGGACGACATTCTCGGCGAGAGTACCATCGAGGTCTATACCTACCCAGGGTTCGTCGGAGTCATTGAGCTCTTGGATCCTATCCACCAGAGCATTGGCCACGAGTCTCTCAATCGGGCACTCGAAGGCAGATTTTACATCTTTAGGCTTCTTATCGCAGATAAGACATTCGTCCCTCAGGCAGCAGATCTTACAATGCTGAATTCTTATAGAGCTGGCCGAGTTGACAAGCGCGAATACTGGGTCGTTTTCATCTATAATAGTCTTTGGTAATCTCATTATTTCCCCCGCTTTCTTATTTTAGATATAACTAAAGCTCCGAGGGGGCCCTAACTCGGAGCTTTAGTTATATAATTTATTCAGCGTCTCCGGCGTCAGCGTCAGGAGCAATATTGGGAATATCAAAGGAGACTATTTGAGCTTCCTGAGATACGGTCTTAATGCCGTTCAGGGCTTTAATTAATTCATTAGTAAGGGTACTACCACCTGAGAGTATGAAACCAGTAAATATGTAGTCGACAATAATTGGGGTAGCGGTTATTCCTAGTATAGATAATAGGCCTACCCTACAGCATGTGGTAATGACTATGGATAGCCCAAAAGCTAGGAGAGGGACCGCCCATGACCTGTGAGCTTCAGGAATAGGAGCCTTTATCCGTTCGACTACAAACTGGATCATTAGACTGAGTGCTATGATAAGAGCTAGTCCAGTCATTGGGACCCTCCTTTGTTGGTGTGTGTGACTGTATACAGGGCCCAGTATATAGCCACTAATTGGGGCCTCGATCCGGGATCTTAGACCGAGGCCCTTGGAGTGTAATTATTCAGCAGGGGCGGTAGCCTCTGCCACGGGAGTTGTCCATTTATTGTCAACGAGTACGTAAGTACCATTCTTGACGCCGAGCTTGAAATTCTCATTCTTGCAGACGGCGCGGAGCCTGTAGTCGCTCTTCGAATGGCGGGACACCAAAGTGTCGTGGAGCTCGATTGGGAGGGCGTCGAAGAAGGTTGCCGGGAGTTCATCGGATACGCCTTTGAGAACATTCTTGCTTACCTTGTAGTTGTTCTCAGCGAGCCAGGATTCGAACTCAGCTTCCTTATCAGAAATGAAACGGGTGATAACCCTGTTGGGCTCCTCACCAAGGTTGAGAAGATCCTGAAGGGTCTTAACGGAAGCGAGCAGCTCGTCGAGCTTAGCTCTGCAGGCATTGATCTCGAGGTCGTATCTTGCCTGAGTGTCTTCCTTGCCGGCGGCCTTGGCTTTCTTAGCGATGGCGATCTGGAGAGCCTTTCTGACTTCAGCAATGGTTGTCATGGAGTTAACCCGAGCGATGTTGTCTCTCTTCGGCTTAGGCTCCTTGGCCTTCTTTTCCTTCTTCTCTTTCTTAGCCTTCGGCTTTGCCTCTGCATTGGGGTTGATGTTTTCAGCTTGCATCATGAGATCCAGTTCATCCATTATATATTACCTCCTAAAAATATCGGCCTTTTAAAGGCTCTTACATTTGAATTATATGCGTTCTCGACTTAGATGTTAAACGGGGTTGTAAAACTTTTTATCCTATCGTGCAGTCACTGGTTGTTAGTACTGAGTCTTATAGGTTCAGGCTCAGCCCCAGCTGTTTTAGCGCAGAACCTACAAGGACTTATATCTGGGAACACCCCCTTCAGCTTCCAATAGTCTATCTTATAGAGAGTGGAACTAGAAGGTAAAGACGAACATCCCGCGCTTCTATGATAGACTTTTGGATTCCTAGTATTAGACAGAATAACTAAGTCAGGAGCCCTTGGTATCTTTGTCAGATCTATTATCTTCGCCAACGGCTGAGTTCACCTCCATCTCGTTCTGGGGCTGGTTTATAAAGTTGATGTATACAGCGCTACGGGCGGGGTCAAAGATAAGAGGTAAGACCTTATTGAAGACACTTATAGCGTCTTCCATGTTGCGGCATTCCATTAGCATTATTTCATCCCCGCCCTCTATTATTCCGTTTATAGAGACATTAAGCTTACCACCGACAGGGCGGCGATCTATCTTGAGTCCTTTTACTTCTCCTAGATAACCCTCTGGGGAAACTACGAATATCTGCTTGCTCATTCTAGTCCTCCTTTAATAGCTTTCACAGAATTATACGCGATAAAATCATTTTATTGAGCCTATAAAAGGCAAATCGACAGAGTCTGAATGACCCTGCCGATTTGCCGATATATTTAGGAGGACTTAGAGGGGTAGCTAAGTTATGCCATTTCTATCTTGAAGTATCTAAAGTACGGGGAAATAGTTATTCCGCCGATACCGGGGTTTGTACAATTGATATTAAAGGCGTCGTTTATAGTTAGTCTTTATACGCCATCAAGCTTGACCATTATCTCAGGCCCCACAAAGGTTACCTCTAGGGTGTATATCTGACCTACCTGGGGCTTGAAATAATAGTCTCCTAGGTAGTAGTATATGCCCTTCTCGACCCCTTAGCATCTATACCATTTGGGTATAGGCAGATCTGAATAAAGTTATAATCACTAGAGCTTCTGAGTAGCATGCCGCCATTAGCGTTTTCTCTGTATTCTAGCTCGACAGTGATCTTACCATCAGACCTATCTGTTTCTATGTAGGCTCCAGCATTAGTAGTCCCGGACTGTATTAAGAGCCCATTACCATTTTCTATTCCGATAGTTGTTCGGAGTGAGTGGAGATGCTATCCGCTAGGTCCCTAATAGAGGGGAGGGTTGAGCGGAACTCATCCCACTCAAAGAAGTGGGAGTATTCTTGGTGATTTAAAGATAAAAAGATTCTGATTTCACAGGCTCTTGTGCTGTTTTGTGCATAAAACAAGACCTATTAACCCTTATATCGCTGCCAAAATTTCTGTCTTTTCCTCTGATGCTAACGCAGGATATTCCGTTAAAATATCCTC